ACTAGTCCAGTTTAGCAACCTGTTTGCTTCCGTCCTTCCGGGCGGCCGGGAGTTGAACCCGTTTACCTTCTACTACCTCGGCCCTTCGAAGAAGCCTTATTAGCATGACATTCTCTTGCTGACACTGACAAAACTTGGAAGCGGGTGAACGATTTGAACGTCCGATGGTCCGAGCTTATGAGACTGGACTGGTGGCCTCCCTACCCGCTATAAAACTTGGTACCTCGTGACAGGATCGAACTGCCGTCTCTGCCGTGTAAAAGCAGGGCCCTACCATTAGACGAACGAGGCAAAAAACTTGGTGCTACCTCCAGGGATCGAACCTGGTTCAACGGTTGCATATTTGGTAGGAGGTCTAGGAATCGAACCTAGTTCTACTGCTCTTCAGACAGTCGCTGAAATCACCAGACTAGCTCACCCCCCAAAAACTTTTCGTATTGTTCTTTTTCAACAATAACAATATTTTTGTCTGGATATGTCTTAAGAACAATATCCATCTTTTCTCTATCTCTACCCCACCAATGTCCCTTAACTTCTAAGAATACATTGTATGCTGGTAGAAAGAAATCTGGAGTATAGCAACGGACTTTATTATCCATTACATACTCTAATACATCTCTGTTAGTTTTAAGTTTCTTCCACTCTATTCCTAACTCCTCAAACTTTAAGGCAACATTTCTTTCCCAAGTGCCTTGAACTTTTTGTCCGGCAACTTCATACCATTTAGATCTACCACCTTTATTATTGATAGATAACTTTTGACTAATCTTACGTTTAGTCTCTTCGGTATGTTTTTTGCCCTTGAATGTTCCTGGCAATCCTATGTTCCAAGGAACCTGAACACCTGTTAGTCCTTTGTTCCAAGCGGGCTTTCCTACTTGGTGCCCTCCAAAGGATACTCCGGGATTTGTATGCGTTCTGTAGATATGCGAAGTAGTTGCTTGCCTGCTGTTAAACTCACGCTGACATTCTTTACATATCCATTTATTGTTTAGTTGATAGTATTGTTCCATATACTTATTTATACAAAACACCGCCGCTATGACCACATCAGCTAAAGTAGCATGGCAGGGGAAATGGGATTCGAACCCATGATGACGATTTCAAAGACCGTTGCCTTAGACCGGACTAGGCGATTCCCCAATAGAACTTGGTGCCCCAGGAAGGAATCGAACCTCCACACCCTGATTACAAAACAGGACCTCTACCACTAAGGATACAAGGGCGAATTGGTCTGCGTGGTAGGATTTGAACCTACAGCCTCCTAGTTCCAAACCAGGCCGTCTACCAGATTAACATTACACACAGATTGTTTGGTATGGCGTACGGGAATCGAACCCGTCTCTTTGGCTTGAAGGGCCAAGGACCTACCCAGAAGTCCAACGCCATATAAATTTGGTGGAGACCGAGGGAGTTGAACCCTTCTAGACATCCTCCTTGCAAGGGAGAACCGTAGCCCGCTACTGCCCCCAAATTGTTTGGCTCCGCATCAGAGAATCGAACTCTGCTAACCAGTGATTAACAGTCACGCCCATGCACCTTGCTCGGGTTCTGCGGAATAGAAACTTTGGTGCCTGTTCGTGGGAACGATCCACGGGCCTACCGCTTATCAAGCGATTGCTCTACCACTGAGCTAAACAGGCAAAAATTGGCGCCTCGTAGGGGAATCGAACCCCTATGTCCCGGTAGACAGCCGAGCATAATAACCACTATATGAACGAGGCAAATTTGGTGGAGCATCTAGGGATCGAACCTAGCGTGCCAGAGGCGCGGAATTTACAGTCCCGGGCATCACCATTGATGCTTCTGCTCCATGTATTATAAAACATACTACTATCTATGATTCGCCCATTGCCGTCTAGTGGCAGTCGTGCGTAGTATGTTTTAGAATACCCTTTCTTGCGAAAGGATATGTTGGGGTTATACCCCAACCAGTAGTTTTACTTGCGTGTTATCGCCAACGCTTTCATCATACTGTCCGCCCGTTTAGCCTTTTTAAGTGATGCTAGGACCTCGTTTCCTATAGCACTAAATGAAAAACCCCAGGGTTTTTAATCCTGGGGTCCTTTAAAGTTGCTTGTGTATTTTATGTTTACACTAACATCTCCATGGACCCCTGGGTATTATAACCCTCTGGTGTGCGATCAAATGATAGACTTCCAATCGCTAACCAAGAAGCGGGCATCACGCCTGCCTGTTTGGCTATCGTATTATGTTGTCTAAAGTTTGATACGTTACACATTTTGTTTTCTCATTAACCTTTTCTGTTTTAACAAAGACATTTTACTGTCTATGCTTTAATTATACGTTTATTTATCCCTGTTGTCAACCACTTTTTGCATTTTGACTAAAAATTTTTAATCTTTTTGCATTTAATTTCTTAACAACAAGTCTATAGTGTACTAGCTTTTCCATCGCGTGTCAAGATCTTTTTGATCTTTTTTTGGATCTTGTTCCAATCCACACTTCCAGCATCTCCAATTGGTGTTGTGATTCCACAACGGCATCAATGGGCTACCGCAACTCTTACACTTTGGATCTCTAATTGCTACAGTCATTATTATGTATTCTCTTTGTCTATTTGTCTATTTGTCAACCAAAGCTGTTGTGATTTGACAACGCTTCAAGATTTGTGTTATACTTTTCTGTAATGCGTAAATATTTATCTACGCATATAATTATAAGGTCATTAATGAGCAAAAACAACTTTTTTACAGTAGGGTCGTTTGGAGACACTATATATAGCCTAAATTTAGTTAAGATCTTAGGTGGCGGCAATATGTATGTAAAACTTAATGCTATGGACGACTTTGCTCAAAGAGTGTTAGGTTGGAAAGATGCAGGACCTGCTAAGGGCCGTTATACACAGCAAGACTATGACGTACTAGAACCTTTGCTCAAAGCACAGGATTATTTGGATACCGTAGCTGTTTGGAATGGCGAACAGTTAGACTACAACTTTGAAGATCACTACAAGTATCACATGATCAAAGGTTGGCAGGGAAATCAAACAGAGTGCTATGCTCTTACACAAGGTATGGACATACACAGCCCAGATCTAAGAAAAAAACTTCTTTTAGAGCCTTGGTTAACTCCTGTTACACCTACTGTGATACCAGGAAAGCCTATCGTAGTTAACCGTACAGTTCGTTATTTGTATGGCGCACCTAGCGAAGAATGGACTACTTGGGTAGAAAACGGGCTAGGAGATTACGGTGTGTTCGTTGGATCAGAGAAAGAACACGCAGACTTTGAAGATATGTTCAAGGTCAAAATTGAATACTACAAAACAAAAGACTTACTAGAGCTAGCACAGGTCATACAAGGCTGTGAACAGTTCATTGGCAATCAATCTGTAGCACTTAGTATTGCTATTGGACTAGGCAAATCATATCAATGTGAAGTTCGCAAAGATTATGAAAACACACGAACACCACATGGGGGGTACGGTGATACCTGGTTCCCAAGAATAAACGGATTTTATTTCTAATGTACGCACTCATAACACATCATGACATTGGCTATAAGCCATTGGCAGACTTAACTTGGGATGGCAACAAGTTATTATATGCACAGCAACACGGATATGCTACTCATGCTAGAACAGGCGATTGGGTTACAATGCAACCAAATGGTCTAATGACTGGCTTTGAAAAGATATATTTGGCAAAACAAACACTAGAAGAACATCCAGAGTACGAATGGATTTGGTGGACAGGTACTGATACCATGATTACTAATTTTTCTACAAGAATAGAAGATCGAGTAAACAATGCTTATCACTTTATAGTATGTGTTGACATCAATGGTATAAATGCAGATAGCTTCTTAGTACGCAACACACTAGAAGGTCGTGGATTCCTAGACGAGATAATTGCTTGTGAAAAAGAATACATGAAGTTTTGGGATACAGAACAGCGAGCAATCGCAAACTTATTAGGATTGCCAGGCACAGGAGATCCGGGTTGGCCTATGCCAGGACATGTTAAGGTAAATGAACGTTACCGTGATATCGTTAAAGTAATGCCACAGCGATACATGAATTCGTTTAACTATCAGATATATGGTAATACCTATAGTCACAGCAGAGATAAACTAGGCTATGACGGTAATTGGCAGTTCGGTGATTGGCTAATTCATTGGCCAGGAACACAGTTACCTCTCAGAAAAGACTTGGCAAACGCTTATAAACAATATATAATACTATAATGAAAAAAATATTAGACGACATCAAACAATACATAGACGCTAAACAAGCTGACAAGACTTGGGTAGCTGGCAAGGACTTTGTTAACTACGCAGGTCCATACTTTAACTCAGACGAATATGTAGCGGCAGCAGAAACGCTACTTAACGGATGGTTGGTTATGGGTAATAAGAGTTTGCGTTTTGAACAAAAGTTTCCAAAGCTATTTGGTAAGGACTACGGCATCTTAACTAATTCAGGGTCATCTAGTAATTTGTTAATGATGACTTCGCTAATGAGTAAGCGTGGACACAATTTACCACGTGGTACTAAAGTCCTTATGCCAATCGCAGGCTTTCCTACGACGCTCAATCCAACATTACAGATAGGTTTCACACCTGTGTTTGTTGACATTGAACTAGATACATTGAACTTAGACTTAGACAAAGTTGAACGTACTCTAGAAGCTGTTCCAGATATTAAAGTAATTACATTCGCACACGTATTAGGTAATCCTCCAGATATGGATCGCCTAATGGAGATCGTGAAAAAATACGATCTTATCTTATTAGAAGATTGTTGTGATGCCCTTGGTACAACATACGATGGCAAGCCGTTAGGTAGCTTTGGTGAGATGGCAAGTTGTTCATTTTATCCAGCACATCATATGACTATGGGCGAAGGCGGCTTTGTTGCAGCCAATACTAAAGAACAAGAAGTTATCCTACGTTCATTCCGTGAATGGGGACGTGGATGCTATTGTGTTGGACCAGAAGCAAATAAATTAAAATGCGGAACTTGTGGTACTAGATTTAAAGAATGGATTCCAGAAATGCCAGGAGAAATCTTTGATCACAAATACGTATATGACGAAATTGGTTACAATTTAAAACCAATTGAAATCCAAAGTGCTATGGGCTTAGTTCAGCTAGGTAAACTAGATGAAATTCATGCTCTACGCAGACGCAATTATCAGTTGTTGTTTGACATCTACAGCAAGTACGAAGAATTTTTCGTATTGCCAAGAGCTCAAGACAAGGCTGATCCTAGTTGGTTCGCTTTTCCTTTGACTATTAAGGAAGGTGCACCGTTCACACGTAATGATATAGTAGATTATCTTGAAGAGAATCTAATTCAGACTCGTCCATATTTTGCAGGAAACATTATGCTACAACCAGCATATAGCCACATCATGGATCCTGCAGATGCACGTAAGTACTTTCCAGTTGCTACACACGTAATGACACACACTTATTTCCACGGTACTAGCCCCGTTATAACTCCAGAGCAGATCGCTTATATTGGAGAAAAGGTAGATGGCTTCATGAGCCTGTTCATATAAAATAAAGGAGAAATTATGAACCTAAAAGAAAGACAGATGCTTGACATCCTAAAAAGGGGCAAGCAAGAATTCGGATACACTGCGGTTAAGGCAGAGTTCGAAGCAGAAGGTACTCGTGTAGACGAGCTACTACGCCTTATTGAGATCGCTCGTAAGGCAGACTTAGGCATTGGCCTTAAGATTGGTGGTTGCGAAGCCATGCGTGATTTGATGGAAGTTAAACAATTTGGTGTTGACTATATCATTGCTCCTATGGTAGAAACAGGATACGCCTTGTCTAAATTCATCGACAGCAAAAACAAGATTTACGATGCAGACGAACAAGAATCAATCAAGTTCTTGACAAACCTAGAAACTATTACTGGCTATGAAAATCGTCATGACATGGTTCAAAAGGCTACAGTTGAAAACGGCTTAGACGGTATCGTTTTTGGTCGTGTTGACTTTGTTATGAGCCGTGGTGGCAATGGTCGCTTAGACATCAACAATGATGATGTTACAGAAATGGTTTGTGACGTTGCTCAATTAACTAAGGACGCAGGTCTTGAGTTAGTTATGGGTGGTGGTATTAGCCGCGATGCTATTCCAGCGATACGTGAAGTTCAAGCGATCCACTTGAGCCGTTATGAAACACGTAAGATTATTTTCAGCGGTGATGCGATTACATTGCCAACAGCAGACAAAGCACTTGTTGCCGCTGTTGAGTTTGAATTGCTATGGTTGAAGAACAAGCGTGACTACTATGGTAGCATCTTTACAGAAGATGACAAGCGTATTGATATGCTTGAATCACGCTGGAAGGCTATGATCGGGTCTTAATTGGTGTTTGAGCAAGTGCTGAATGCACTTGCAACCAAAAGGCATTAGTTGGTTCAAAGCCTCGTTTAACAATAGAACCATTTACAGGTAGCACAAAGTTAATTTTGCTACCTGTATTCTTTTTGTCTTTAGTTAGTGCATCAGATACTTTATCAACATCGATGTACTCGCCGCTAAAGTCTTTGTAATTTTCAAATAGAACTTTGTGTACATTTTCGTACCATTCCAAATCAACGAGTCCTTCTAAGTACGCAAAACGATTAACAACATCCATACCCATAGTAATCGCGATTCCATGAGGAATGGCAAAGTTAGTAGCTGATTCAATACCATGTCCAATACAGTGACCATAGTTAAGTATCTGTCTAATGTCTTGATCAAACTCGTCTGCTTCAATAAAGCGTTTCTTAATAATCAAAGCTCTACGGATATACTCTTTAACATTAGCTCTAGTAATTTCTTTTGGTTGTATTGGTGTGCTTGCTACTAAAAACAATTTAATTATTTCTCCAATACCACTCTTAAAGTCTTTATCTTCTAGTGTGTCTAAGAATTGTGTAGAAATATAAACTTCATTAGGCGGAGTAAACGACCCTAGAAGGTTTTTATAGTTGTTAAAGTTAATACTACTTTTGCTACCAATACAGCTATCAGCTTGAGCTAACAATGTAGTAGGAACAAAAGACCATTTGATTCCTCGCATAAAGGTTGTAGCGATAAAGCAAGCGATGTCTTGTGTGATGCCGCCGCCAATAGCAATCAAAACGCTATCACGTTTTAATTTCATTCCTAGTAGTTCAGTAATAAACGGTTCGATACCTTTGTAACTCTTAGTTTCTTCAGTAGCATCAACTAGCACAACATTAGGTAATGTTACTCCTAACAGCGGATATACGTTCCGATCAATTAGATAATGCGTACCTAGTTTAGGAATGATATCGCTATTAAGAATATTGTCTACGAAAGTTACGTAGTATGGTCCTGAGTGAGACCGAATTTTAAAATCATGCACGGGTAAATCCTCCATCAATGGCAATATTTTGCCCTGAGATATATGTGTTCTCATCGCTACCTAGTGTATATATTAGTTTAGCGACTTCATCAACATTTGCCAAACGCTTAATAGGTACATTTTCTAGTATCTTATTAACGCCAGCTTCGCCTAAGTTCTTCCAAGTCATTTCAGTATCAATGAATCCCGGAGCGACTGAATTACAAAGTATACCCATGCTAGCAAATTCGTTCGCTAGGGCTACAGTCATTCCATCAATACCAAACTTGCTAGCAGAGTAACTGGCACGACCTTGTTTACTAATCTTACCCCAAACTGAACTTACATTAACAATTCGTCCCCATTTGCGTTTAATCATGCTAGGTAGTGCGGCCTGACTAAGTCTAAACGGAGCATATAGGTTCACTTGCTGTACTTTGATAAAGTCTAATGGATCAACTTCACAAAAATTATCAATGATATTAATGCCAGCGTTGTTAACTAGTACAGTAAGCCTGCGATTCATAATATCTTCGCAGAGCATATCAATGCTTTCAAGATTGGTAAAATCACAACTGATGTATTCGTCTAGGTAATCAGGACAGTCTTTTTCATTAGTGCCTGTGCCTATTACATAATAGCCTTCTGCTTTATATTTCCTTGCTACTGATTCGCCAATGCCTCTAGTGGCACCAGTTACTAAAACTCTGTTATCCATTATTAGTCCTCTTGGATTATTTACACTCATTATATTAGCACATAAATATTTGCAAATCAAGTGATTAGAGTGTATAATCATACTATAACTATAAGAGGTCATTCTTGAAAGTAAACGATTACATAGCCAAGCGATTAAACGAAGTTGGCATTACCAAAGTATACGGGCTAGTAGGCGGAAGCACAGCAGGATTAAATGATGGTTTTATCAATAATCCAAACATTGAATTTATTGCATTCCATCACGAACAAGGCGCAGGACATGCGGCCGTTGGTTCAGCAAGAACAAATAACAAACTAAGTGTATGCAACGTCACAGCAGGTTGTGGGGTTACAAATGCTACTACTAGTTTGCTCAACGCTTACGAAGAAAGTGCTCCTGTATTATTCCTTAGTGGTAATACAGCAATGGCCAATCAAGCCAAGTACATTAATCGTAATAAAAATATCCATATTAGAAAATATGGCATCCAAGACCTTGATGCTATTCGCACAGTTGAACACATTAGTAAGTATGCTGTTGCTATTGAACGTGCAGAAGATGTACCTTACGAATTAGACAAGGCTATTGATATTGCCTTATCTGGTCGCCCGGGCCCTGTATGGATTGACGTTCCAGGTAATTTACAATCCGCAGAAATTCCAGAAGGATATAAGCAATACGTCCCAGAAGATCTTAATCGTAGTTTTGCTTATCAACCATACCTTGATGCACTAGAAGTAATTTATAAATCAAAGCGTCCTTTGATCGTTGCAGGTAACGGTATTAATTTAGGTAATGCTAGAAGCCAACTTAGAGAATTTGTTGACTTACATCAAATTCCTTTTATTACTACATTCCTATCACGTGACCTAATTGAATATGAGCATCCTCAGAACCTAGGTATGATGGGTATTAAAGGTGCCCGTGCCGCAAACTTTGCTATGCAGAACGCAGACTGTTTGATCATTTTAGGCTGTTCAATGAACGTAACACATATTGGTTACGATTCAAAATCATTTAGTCCTGCAAGTACAAAAATTATGATTGACATTGATGTCAATGAACTTGGTAAGGACATATTCAAAGTTGATATGCCAATCAACGGTGATGTTAAAGACTTCTTCCATACAGCAAAGTCATATCCTAATGACTATGTTGCTACAGACTGGGCAGAAAAATGTCAATACTGGAAAGCTAAATGGCCTATCTATAATCCAGAAGTACATCGTCCAGACACAGGCGGAGTGAACTTGTACGAAATCGTAGAAAGCATTAATCGCAATATGCAACCAAATGATTGTTTTATTGTTGATGCTGGTCAACCTTGTTACATTCTAAGCACTAACGGCAAGTACAAAGAAAACTGTCGCTATATGGCACAGGCCGCACAAGGTGATATGGGCTATGCTATTCCTGCATCAGTAGGTGCGTACTTCGCTGATCCAACAATGAATATTACTATTGTTATCGGTGAAGGTAGCTTCTATACTAATATGCAAGAGTTGGCGGTGATCCGTCAGCATCGTATTCCTGTAAAAATATTTGTTATCAACAATGACGGTTACATGAGTATTAAACAAACACAAGACAAGTTCTTTGGTGGACGCCAATGGGGTGTAAGTAGCTCTACTGGAGTATTCTTTGCTGATATAGCCAAGGTAGCAGATTCATTTGAAATACCTTACATGAAGATTACTAATAATGAAGACCTTGATAGATATATGGCACCACTAATGTCATATAAAGATGGTCCTCAGATCGTAGAATTCGTAAGCCAGAATACACTTGATGTATTACCAGCACAGGCAATCAAACCAGACGGTACCCAAGGAGGCTTGCACGATATGGCTCCGTTCCTTCCTGCTGAAGAACTTGCTAGCGAGATGATAGTTAAGATATGAAGATAGCTGTTATAGGTGCTAATGGATTTGTTGGACGTAATCTAGTTACGTTCTTAGGAAAACAACACACAGTTGTTCCTGTAACTAGGTCTACACTAGACCTTTTAGATCCTATTGCTGTAACAGAGTATCTAAAAGAACAGCGATTTGATATCGTTATAAATGCCGCGGCATCAATGACGGATAATCAAGCACTAGCAGATGCTAGAAATAATCTCGGACTGTTCATGAACTTTTATGAAAACTCAGACTTATTCTTAAAGTTCATTAACCTAGCATCTGGTGCAGAATATGATCGCGAACTTGATATCGATCAAGCGCCAGAAGGATTGATATTCAGTCGTATGCCCAAAGACAGTTATGGTTGGGGACAAAATATTAAGAGCCGCTTATGTCAAGATCGTCATAACTTTTATACCATACGCATCTTTAATTGTTTTGGTAAAGGTGAAGCTGCTACTCGCATATTCCCACGTTACTTAAATCGTGGAAATGATCGCTTTGAAATATCTAACGACAGATATTTTGATTACTTTACGATTGAAGACCTATGTACAGTTGTTGCCCATTGTATAGATAATAATTGGCTAGTTAGAGATGTTAATGCTGTATATCCAAACAAGTTTAAGATAAGTGAAGTGTTAGCTCAGTTCTGTGACCTAAATGACATTGAGCCTAATTTCACAGTTGTGTCTACTAGTAAGAATAATTATACTGGTAGCGGTGATAATTTACAGTCACTAGGAATCAAGTTAAGCGGATTAGACGCTGGCCTAGTTAGATATTTAGATAAGGAATGAAATGACAGTTTTTGATTGTTGTATGTTTTTCAACGAAAACGATCTTTATGAGATTCGTTTAAAAACACATTGGGACTTTGTAGATAAGTTTATTGTTGTTGAAGCTGGACAAACACATACAGGTGATGATAAGCCTTTTAATTTTGATCAAGAACGGTTTAAACCATACGCTGAAAAATTAGTGTATGTTAAGTTCGATGATTTCCAAGAAGAAATTAATAAGTTTCCAGAGTTACTAGATGACGACTGTGTTCGTGATCGCGGAGTTGGCATGGAAACAGATGATTGGATACGTGATCACTTCCAAGCAAACTATCTTTATAAAGTAATGACAGACTTAGGTGCTCAAGATAACGACCTGGTGTATATTAGTTGCTTAGACGAAATTATCAAACCAGAAGCGTTTGAAGAAGCAAAGACAAGATTTCAAGGTACAGAACTATATCAAGACCTACGTCCAATCTTTGGATTCCATTACAATCTATTTGTTTACAAATTCAATCTATTACACAAACGCTGGCAGGATCATGTTGCTGGTATGATTACAGAATTTGGAAACTTTAAGAAGATATTACCTACTACTATCCGCGATCGTGGCATGTCAACACATCCACATATACAGAATGGCGGATATCATTTTACTTTCTTAGATGACACAGAAGGTGAAAAAGTTCTAGCCAAACAAAAAGCATGGGCGCACAGCCGTGATAGATACCCTGGCCAAAAAGTCAAATACGATAATATAACCATTGAAGAAGCTCTTGAGCGTATGTTCAATGATTATCCGCATACTATTGTTCCTATCACAGCAGAAACACATCCTAAGTGCGTAGTAGAAAATTTAGATCAATATCAGAAATTTATATATAAGAGTTAATATGAAAAAGATAGTATATGTTACAGGTTGTTTAGGGTTTATTGGAAGTCACGTTACTCGTCAGTGCCTTGACTTAGGATGGTATGTTATTGGTGTAGACAAATGTACCTATGCTAGCAACCAACAGTTCTTACCAGAGTTTGAAGCATATCCAAACTTTAAATTCATCAACAAAGACATTAACGACTTAGACAAGTTATACGATTGCGACTATGTTATTAACACAGCCGCAGAAACTCACGTAGATAATTCAATCGCATCAAGCGATGTATTCCTAAAATCAAATGTAAACGGCGTCCATCACTTGTTGAAACTGATGCGTGAAAAGTCAAATTTCAATATGCCTGTTCTATTACACTTCTCAACAGATGAAGTTTATGGCGATATTGAAGAAGGCGCACATACAGAAGAAGATTTACTAAAGCCAAGTAACCCATACTCAGCAACTAAAGCGGCTGCAGATATGTTAGTATTAGCTTGGGCACGTACTTACAAAGTGCCATACATCATGATCCGTCCAACTAACAACTACGGTATTGGTCAGTATGTAGAGAAACTAGTACCAAAGACTGTTAAGTATCTAAGCATTGGACGTAAGATTGATCTGCATGATAAGGGTCGTCCCCGCCGTACTTGGTTACATGCTAGCGATACAGCAAATGCTGTGATTACTATTATTAATGCAGGAGTAGTAAATGAGATTTACAATATCTCTGGCAACTATGAAACTGATAACTTAACAGTGGTAACCAAAATCCTCAACCTAATGGGCCTAACAGAGCCAGTTGAAAACTATACAATAGACCTAGTACGTCCTGGACAGGATGTCCGCTATGCTATTGATGACAGCAAACTTAAAGCACTTGGATGGTCATGCCGAGCTGACTTCGACACAGAACTTGCAAAAATTGTAGACTACTATAAAACCAACTTTGTTTGGTAATTAAGTATGTAGTTTAAATTAGTTATCTACCCAGTAAATACCTGTACACAACAGGAGCGAACATGGGTGATATTTTTAAAATAATTGGCGATCTTGGCATGCCAGTTGCCGCCGCACTAGCTGGCGGATACTTCGTTTATCTCACAATCAAACTATTACTTCAAGGGGTTCTCGGGTCTATCAACGGCATGAAGGGCATTATTATTGCTCTTGATAATCGTGTAAAGACTATGAACCACGATGTTGTACGTATTGATACCATTGTCTCAAATGCACTAGGTTTGAGACCAGATGTAGATCGTATTGCCCGTGCTGATGGAAAAACAGATGCAAGAAGAGATTAACCAAATTGAACTAGCTATGCTAGATGAAGATGTAATGCAATTACATAACATCGCAAGACACATTGAAAAGTATATTGGCAGAGGTGCGTTAAGTGAAGATGTACGGAACGCCGCAGATAAACTACACGAACTAATTAACAAAAGACACTAAATGTTACATTTTGATTATACTTGGGATATATACCCAAACTATATTATATTAGATGACGAACTTAACACAGATCGACTAGGCTGGAAAGCAGGCGATTTATTTGAGTTCGTAAATGTCAACGGTAAACAAATGCTTAAAAAAGTAGATCCGTTGGTTAAATTTTTACACCAAGGAGCAACAGCACGTGAACAAATGGGACGCATGGTGGAACAGTCTACCTAAACATACACAAGAATACTTAAACAATCAGCCTCTATGGCATGATAAAGACGTTGCTCTGTTTGTAAGCATAGCATTAGTTGTAGGATTTTTCTTTGGTTACATCTGGAGCAAATAATGGATATTGTAGAATTAGTTAATAAGTACGGCTTTCCGATCGTTATGGCCGTAGGTATGGGATTTATTATTAAGTATGTATGGACATGGGCCACTACTGAAGTTAAGCCTGTGATCAGTGAAGCAAACACAGTTCTTATTGCTCTTATTGATCGTATCCGTATGTTAGATAACGATTTAATTCGCCTAAATCAAAAGGTTAATACTGTACTACACCTACGTGGTAAAACAATTGAACATGAGCGTGTAGAAGCAGAAAGAGATATTAATCAAAAAATACACACTAAAGTAGATAAAAATACCACATCCGAAGAACAAGAGGCAGCTGGTGGTAACGGCTAAGTATATTAATGAATATACTATTATCTACCCTAGTGATGGTTCAAATCACTATCGCATGTGTTACCTTATATCTACATCGTAGCCAAGCACACCGCGCTGTAACTTTCCACCCTATTATATCACATTTTATGCGTTGCTGGCTTTGGCTAACGACTGGCATGAATACTCGTGAATGGGTAGCGGTGCATCGTAAACATCATCAGGCAAGTGATACAGAAACGGATCCTCATAGCCCGCGAATATATGGCATATGGCGTGTGTTATTTGGTGGCGCATTATTATATGTTAAAGCAAAGCAAGATCCAGAAGTAATGAAATTAGGCGTTGGCACACCAGATGATTGGATTGAGCGTCGAGTTTATACACCGCACCCATTTGGGGGCATAGTAATTATGTTGGTCATAGACCTTGTTCTTTTCGGACCCATAGGACTAATAGTATGGGGCGTACAAATGCTATGGATTCCATTTTGGGCTGCGGGTGTAATTAACGGACTAGCACACTGGGTCGGGTATCGTAACTATGATGTAAAAGATACTAGTCGTAACTTATGGCCATTAGGTATATGGATTGGCGGAGAAGAACTACACAACAATCATCACGGTGAAGGTGCTAGTGCTAAGTTTAGCAAGAAATGGTGGGAGTTTGATATTGGTTGGTTTTATATTAAAGTTCTAACAATGCTAGGTCTAGCAAAAGTTAGAAGTTCATAGCAAGATAATCTGCTTCAGGAATACGTGTATGCGTATTTTTACTATTCAATAGGACAACAATGCGTTGTCCTATTTTTGTATTCAACATCATTACAATACATCCACCTGCAGCATGTATATAACCTGTTTTACTAACAATAAAGTTTTGAGAAGCAACTAGTGGATTTGTGTTTCTAAAAACAAATAAACGTTTTTTCTTTTTAATTGTACCTCTGGCTGTATGTGCCGCTTCTACAATTTCTGGATAATTTTTTGCCGCTAGTACGATTTGAATAAGCTCGTTAGCTGTACTCACATTCATCATATTAAGACCTGATGGATCTACATAACGAGTATTTGTGAGACCTAACAAGTGTGCCTTCCAATTCATAGCAGATATACAGCTACTACGCCCTGTAGGATAATTTTCACAAAGTATTTCTGCAGCATGATTGTCTGATTTTACTAACATTAACTGTATTAGCTCACGTCTAGTAAAATTATTGATACGCTCATCTAGATCTTGATGTGCATCTAGTACGACCATTGCGGTCATTAGTTTAGTAATGCTGGCTATGCTACGTTGCTCATCGGCATTCTTACTTTCAATAACTCTTCCAGACTCATCGGCCACCAACCAGGAACTTGCGGTGATAGACATAGGTTTGGCATCGGCATAGACTTCTCGCCAATTAAAAAGTAAGGAGCATAATACAACTGTAAAAACGAGTATACGCATAAGTCTATTGTAGCAGCTAAAAATGGATTTGTCAAATTACTTTTCATGAGCTATGAATTCTCCCTGCCAGTTATCTGGTAGGTCTTGTTGTTTCATAAAGTCGCAACGTTCAATCCATATCTTGTAGTACTTGTCCATCTGTCCGCCAAAGTTACCAATTAGCTTTTTACACATAGCGGCCGCTTCGTCAAACTTTTTCTGTTTGTACAAGGCATGCATCAATTCGTGTTGTACTTTATCTTTGGTATAATCAGCACCTTTAGTACGTAGTGCTGTGTAAATTAAATCTGCTACAGTTTTACCTTTTGGTTGTAAGTTATCTAATAGCAAGTAAAAGAAGTTATCTTTGGTACGGTTGTAAGTTTCAGCACCAATGATACATAGCACACCATAAGCCTTACAACGAGCTTCTAAACGAGCAGCGGTTGAAACCATATCACCTAAGATGTCATAGCTGTGTCGTTCTGTTGAACCCATCTCACCGATAAATCCAATACCTGAATTACAGCCCCAGCCCATAGCGGCAGGAGGTAATCCTTGTGCTTCCATTATCTTAGTATACTCGTCTACCTTGTCTAGCATCTCTAAACCTACTTTAACGATAGTGTGAGCGTGGTTAGGATCTTCAATAGGAGCACCGTGTATGTGCATTGACGCATCGCCTACGTACTTGATAATCATACCCTTGTTATCTAGCATTGGCTGACTGATAGCATCCATATAACCGTTCATGTACTTGCCTAGGCCAGCGACGTCATCGCCATAGTGTTCGCCAATAGGTGTAAAGCCACGCAGGTCACTGAACATAACTGATACGTCTTTACGTACACCACGCTTGATTAGGTCTGGATCTTTTTGTAATAGCTCTACAACTTCTTTACTACAGTAACCTGCAAACTGTTTCTTAATTGCTTGTTTCTGTAAGAACTCGCTTATAAACTTAACACCATAAGCGTGAAGCATGACCAAAACAAGACCGCCGACCGGAAGAGTCGCATCCACGAGTTGGAGGCCACTGCTATATGCGTATCCACATAAAGGAATAATAGAGCCAATGATAACAACACCCGATACAATACCAACATAAGTCCACCTTGTTAAAAATAATAATACGAGACCTGCTACCAATAGTCCCAATATCTCTGCACCATCTGCCCAGTCAGGACGTTGTATAACCACACCGTTCATCATAGTTCCCACAGTTGCGGCAACTACATCCTGTGGCCATACTGCACCCTTGCTAGTTGGAATAGGATTACCTATACCTGCGGCAGTTGTTCCTAGGATAACAACAGCACCCTCTAGATCTTTAGGCAAATCGATTAGGCTAACTTGTTTGTTTTGTTGACTCCAGTCAATCCATATCCTACCCAAGCTGTCCGTGCTTATAGCTCCAAACTTGGGGATACGCATTTTCTCAACACCATTTTCGTTGAGCTTGACTTGAAAAGTTGAATCGCCGGCCGCAACTCTGAGTGTCTCTAGAGCTATGCTCGGATATAATTTTCCATCGATAGTGGCTATTAATGGTAGACGGCGATTCACCCCGTCAATCTCTGGCAGTGTGTTAGTTGTTCCAATACCCGCAGCTGGATTTTCTAACGCAGGTATGTTAGCGATCAATCCGGGATATTGAAGTATAGTATCTAAATAGTTTGCCCCTATTACAGCAGATCCTGGCTGTCTAGGTGTATTCTTTGTTTTCTGCGAAGGAGTATTTGCTAGGACTACAGGGTACTTACTTAGAGCTTGACCCAGCGTAGTATCTCCACCAGAGCGATCTTGTTCGGGCATGAGTATATCAAATACAACAAGTCCCGCTCCCCTCTTATATAGATCTCGTATAATTTTGGCATATTCAGCTCTCGGTAAAGGCCATTGACCGTATTTGTCTAGTGTTGCTTCATCAATATTTACAGTTACGATATTATTGAATGTAGGTGCCTTGGATGTAATAAGTGTGTCAAAATAACGTAGTCTTACGCTTTCAACAAATGAGGGATCTGCGATTCGTATGCCCACTACCAACGCTAGAGTTAATAGAGCAGTCCATGGGCTCAAAAGGATTTTTTTCAGCATGAAATATTTATACTGTTAATTACGTATGTAACTGTAGTTACCGCAGGCACCGCTTACACAGCTAATACTCATGCTTCCGCTGTTTGGTTGTGTGGGATTAGTCTGTTGTACGGTTACATTAGCACCTGTAGTTCCATTCATATTGAGTACAAAGGATTTATCCGCACCAACACCGCCATTTTGTGTAGCGTTTATAACATTAGCATTATTACCTGTACCAGCACCGCCGATAACACTGAAAGAATTATTTGAGGCGCCAGTTTGAGAAATAGATATTGAATTGGCCGACCCTGTGTAATTTTGTACAGTCGCACTATGCTGACCGTTACCATCTTGATTAATAGTTACAGAGTTGCTGTAGCCATTGGTAAGTTCTACGTTTGCTGTTTTAGAACCTATTCCTTGCTGTGTGATACTGATACTGCTATTATCAACACTTCCATTCGCTCCAGTTTTAATTGTAGCAGATTGGCCATTTCCGTCCTGGTTAACTTTAAAATTATTATTGGTTCCTATTTGTTCAATGTATATTGAATTAGACATAGGCGCTAATACAACTGTACCAGGGATAACATAATTTGGATTGAGGGCCTGTGCATGTAGTTTACCACAGTTGGCCAATCCGGCGACAAGAAATAAAGCAACGATTAATTTCATTTTTGTGTCACAGTGATGTAGGTATTGCCGCCTGCATTAACACGATTCTTAGTTATTGATGAACCTTGTGTTTCAATGATTAAAGAGTTTTGATGTTTAGGAACCATAACACTTTCTACATCACTGCCGTTGTCTTTAGTTAGCGTTACAGTATCTACAGTTTTTACAACAGTGATACGCATGGCCTTATTGTAATCTGGTAATATTGGATCAGCTTGTAGTACGTTTCCTAATAAGGCCTGTGTCTCTGCTTGTAACTGTTCACTTAAAATATTAAAAATGTTTTCAAGGAAATATTGTTGTAACAAGGGTCTGGTTAAGGGATCATCACCCCAAGGATTATCACTGGCTAATTCGCTCTTTAAAAAATCTTGTTTAAGAAAGTCCTGCTGTAACATATTACCTGCTTGTATAACGATGGTACTTTTGCTGACTTCTTTTTCTTTAGATAATTCTTTAGGAGGACTTAGTATTAACAAGTTGTTAATTGTATCTGAGTTAAGACTTAATATTGCCGGTTTCATTGGCATACTTCCGCGAGTGGCAACCTTAGTACCTTCAAACGGCCTAGTAAGACTAACCATCCCTGCATCATTTATAACATCAATAGCACCAGTCTTACAATCTCGATCTATGTCAACCCAACCTTTAGGGCAACTGGGCAACAAGATAATAGTTGATTCGCCTAGTTCATCCACAGTAGCAGTAAAATCAGTACCGCGAACAGCAATGGTAGCACTAGGAGTGTTAAGAGCCACCTTGCTAGGATTGTTATGAGCAATCGCACCTGAGGCATAGCGAACAGTTCCACCAGCCATGTTAAGAGCCAGCTTGCCAGCTGACGGTTTTTTAGGGTCGTATACGAAATCATCGATGACCAGTTTGGAGTTTTCATTGACTTCTACCTTAGTGTCGTCTTGGAATGTGATTCCAACTTTACCTTTGGTCGTGTTGACTAGGTCGTTCATCTCGACCCCCGTCCCCTTCGCTACTGTCAGTGCTTTGCCCGATCGTTGTATCGAACCCGGAGTATTGATCTGTTCTGTTACAGTCCCCACCGCGGCGCTTGCATTCAACGATGTATTCAGCAAGAGTACGGATAATATGACCTTCCATGATTTCATTTGTCCCCCCACTCGAACCAATAGTGTTTTTGCAGTTCACGCATCATAGCATCTGCGTCTACGCCATTTGTTTTGGCAGCAAGTTCTACAAAATCTGCCCAACGGTAACGGGCAGCATCGGCTTGCCCATTACACCATTGTTGGTACATACTTTGAAGAAATCTACTGTCCATATTAGCGTGATTTTTGGACTATACTAAACGTGTTTCCACTACCACTACCGCCTGCATTACTCTTGATATCGATCATGCCTGCAACACCGCCTGTACTTGATTGGGTAATATTCAATAAGTTACCACTGCCATTCATGGCTACTGTAGTAGTATCATTAGCACCAGACTGAGTGATACTTAAACCGTTATTAGTACCTGTTAAATTGATGCTTGCTGTTTCACTTGTACCAACTTGTCCGACATTAACTATGTTATTGCCTCCAGTAATAGTGATACCAACTTTACCGTTATCACTTGTTGTTCCACCTGTGACAATGCTATCTAAACCAAGTAAATTGGCATAGGTGGAATCAGTAGGAGCAGCAGGAGTGTTGGTATTAAGACCTGTACCCATGCCCTGATACGCATTAAGAGTATTGCCGCCACCGCCAGTGATATTAACTGTCTGTTGGTTGTTTGAACCATTAGTTACGCTGTTAAATGTATTGCTGTTAGAATTGGCATTACTTTGACCAATATTAGCAACTGTGGTATTAGATACGCCTAGTACATTAACAGCCGCTCTATTGCTGCTACCTACGATATCAAGACCAATATTGTTGCTATCGCTTCCGCCGCTTGTACCGGCGCTATTGCTGTCAATGTTAGCAAAGTTATTACTACCAACAGCACTATAGACAAAGTTGTTGCCGTTAGTATTGGTAAATCTCGCATCATTGTTAGCATTTGTATTACCGGAACTGGAAATAGTTCTAACATCTAATTGTAACGCATTATTAGCACCAACCTGATTGATGTTAATAGTCTGACCATCACCGTACATAGTTGCACGATTCTGGTCTCCGGGGGCACCAGTCAATCCACCGATCTTGTTACCTGCACCATCTTGGTTAATTGTGATTGAGCTGTTACTACCTGTCTGATCAATATAGATACTATTGTCAGCTGCCATACCCGATGTTGCCATCGCAGACAACATTAGAATTGTAAGTAATTTTCTCGACAACTTACCAACGCCTTTTATACTTTCATTCATACATCTCAGAATTGAGTTTCAACGTAGTGTTCTACCCCAATTCATCTCCTTGGCCGTAGCCGTTAGTGTTATTTTTTATTATTTCCTTGTGATACTTCCGTTAAATCGCTCTCTCGGACATACCCTCCATGCCCGTACTCATCTTTCGCAAACCACCATCCATTTTCTTTTTTCTTAACTGCTAGTTTAGTACCTTGTGTTAGTTGCCAACGTTTTGTTGAACCCTCGTCAGCGTGTGCATATAAAAATGCTAAATTTTTAAGATACTTGACTTCTTCTTGAGGTAGTGGATCATTCTTAGCTTCTGTCTTAATTTCTTCTTTTTTAACTTCTGCTGTAATTTCTTCTTTTTTAACTTCTACTTCTTTTATTTCAGCCTTCGGTGTTACTGTGACTGGTTGAGGTAGAGTCGGAGTCATTACCACAGGTGGAGCTTTTCTAAATTCCCATACTCCTTTACTTTCACCTTCCTTAATTAATTCAACTACCGCTGCTTCAATAGTTGTTTTAACCGCCAGTGTCCCTGGCTCATTTATAGTCAATCCAGTTTCAGCTTCAAACGCCTGTGTACCATCACTAAAGAATTTCAACATGGCAAAACTATCTGCTGTTGAGTAAACCGTTTTAGTAACATGAACTGCCGCCACCACCTTGCCTGTGTTAACACTAATCGCTCTCAAGCTAACTGTTACGATATCTTTAGAGTATTGTGTTTGTGGACCGATACCTAACCAACGGTATGCTGCGCCTCCGCTTTCACTTGAACTGTCATAACCAATAATACCCCCTTCCATAATGATCCCTGCAAATTGCAAAGGCATTAACGGAGTTGAGTCCTTTCCTTCATAGGCGTCACGCATCTGTTTAATGATGGTGCGCTCTTTAACCAAATTATCAATACCCACACGTTCAACAACGTCAAACCATTGCCCGTGTCCTACATCCTGAAGTGCCTTGATAAGAAACACTTCTGCACCCTGTGTAACAGCCATACTAAAACTTGCTACACCTGTTTGAGTTTTACGCTGTCCAGTTTTATCAGCGAACCCGTATACCGCAACAGATACTCGTCTTGCATTAGCAGGAGCGGGAATAGTATCAAATTCTTTCTGCATTTTGTTTATAGCTAGTTCTGGAGTATGCTCAATGCCAGCAAGCTGTCCACCTTTCTGCATTATGGCGCAGCCAGGCAACAATAGAGTCAGCAATAATAAACATATTATTCTTTTCATATTAATGGGTAAACGTAAAAGTTCCTAATGGCACAGAAACATTGGTTATATTGCCTAGGTTATCTGTAATTTGTAAATTAATAGCGCCGCCGCTATTTTGCCAAAATATTGTATTACCTTGGAAGTTCATACTTCCGCTGGTAGCTGCACCTGGTGCAAACATTGCCGTAGCCAAGTTTTGACTTATCTGTGCATAGATTCTTGATTCTAAGTTGGTCAAGAATTGATTAATTGGTTGGTTAGCTTGATCAGCTTTGGCCTGTTGCTGTGCCTGCAATAGGGCCTGTTCTATAGCCTGTTTACGTGTGTATTCTTCGTTCTGTATGGTCAACACATAAGTGCCATACCCATTGCCGTTGAAAGCTGGACTTTTAAAAGTAAAGTCGTTTAGAGGTGCGGCTGTCGCGATAAGTGGCAATAGTAGTGTTATTGCCAGTAGTTTGTATTTCATTACTGAGCTCCCAAGTTCCTGTGTTATTATTTACAGGTGGGAGCTCGAGAATTTTGTATGTAGTTAAGTTTGCTCTAGATTAAGAAAACTTGGGAGGATTTGTAGGAGGAACTTTAGGTTCTGCAGCTGGTTTTGCAGTCTTAATTATCAGTTCAGGGAACTTTTGTCTTACTAACGCTGGAATCTTTTTATGATTAGTTTTTTGGTTAGCTAACTGTTCAATATACTGAGATACTTGTTGTTGTAATGCAGGATCTCTTAAATCTAAATTTCGTGGCCAACGTTGTTGTGCTTGACGAATCATCATTTCTGCGGTTTGACCGTAGAATGCTTTTAACGATGCTGGAGTTATCTTTTTAGGAGGTTCAACTCCTGCGATAGGTTCTCTACGCAAATTAACGCTAGGTGCAATTAATTTTCCACCCCATCCTGCATTTGGGTGAGATATTGAAAATGTTACAGTATCTACGTCATTGTATAATTCTTCAGGATCATCAAAATATCTTAATTCTTGATTTTCAAAATTAATAAGCATCATAGCATCAAACTTCTTTGATTGATCTTTCTTTTGTTTGTATGCACTATAAGATGCTGTTAGATAACCTTTTCTAATTGGAGTAATTGAATCGTGATCTACGCTAATTGTTTTGATAGCTTGTTTTAAAGGAGTTGTATTAGCCCAAGGCTGGCCTTTAAAAATATAATCTGCTAATTCATCTGCTAGGCCAGATAAAGATTGAGCATTTAAAGTACCCTGTTGCTGTGCAGCGACTACACCCTTAACCAATTTAGTAGCATCAACAGCTCTTGTTACATCCATGTTTGGCAAATACTTTTGTAGGATTACGCCTACTTTTTGATGCTGGAACATACTAGTATCACCTACAGTTCCAGACCCTGCTTTTACTTCAATGATTTGATCATCAATCTTTAGATCCCCAGGACCAAAAACAGAGATTTTTGGGCTCATAATAGCCAACGCAAATTCACCTGGACCCTTTTTGGCTTTGCCGCCCAAGTCCTTCATTTCGTTAAACATTTCAAATAAAAACTTTAACGGAACTTTATCAGTAGGAACTAGTAAGTCTGAGAAGTGGTGGCGAGCGCCGTCTAGCATTTTATCAACATCTATATACCCAGCATGTAGCCCGGATACAAAGTTCATTTTTTCATCAAATGTTCCAGGAGCATTGATAATAGCGTTAGCAATATCAGTATGAAATCTTCTAATATCTACGTCTGGTAACTGTTCTAATTCACCAGTTAGGCGTTTAGTAATACTACCGCTGTTTAAGGTAGTATAAATCTTATTCAAAAGGTTTTCGTCGTTAGACTGATCAATACCTTTTTTTACTTTATTTTTTAGTAAAGTTAACGAATGGTTACCAATTTTTTCAGAAATGAAGTCAAATGCTCGCATAATAAACTATTTAGTGAATTTCCGGAAATAGGTTATTTGCTACGAAATCAAATGCTTCTTGCTCTGTAAAGCCTAAATGCTGTAGGCTAGCGGGTGTACGTGGATTTTGCTTTTGATAGTGACAATAGCGATTCTGTGCCATTTCGTAGGTAGCAACATCCTGCTGATCTTTGCCTACATTAGCTAGATAAAAATCCAAGTTTTCTAGTCCTAATTTAATAAAAGCATCTAGTTCTTCTTCTCCTACAGCGCCAATAGCAACCATAGCAGGGCTGAATATTGCTTTGCCCCAATCGGGTAGTTCTCTAGGTTTATTCCACTCTAGTCCAGCAACTTTGGCTTTGTACCAAAGATACATGAAACTTGTGGGATCTCCACTGATACTAAAATCATGGAACGCACCACTTACTTTTGTAGGTCCACAAACAATATCAAAGCCAAAAATAGGGCTAGGATCATTAGTGTGGGGGAATACAGTAACATGAAGTAGATAAAGTTTTTTAGTTTCTCTCGCATCTACAATACTAATATGAGCTCTGCGATAACGCATAGAGCTATATTCCTTATCAGCTAGTATATCTGTCCTTTGGACTTTTCCTAATGCGCCTGTAGTAACAAACCGTTTGTTTATTTCTTCAGCACAGGCTTGTACACGTTCAAATAAGTTCTGCGTCATAGGTGTGCATAATTTTAATGGCCCAGTCAAAGGCTTTATTTGCTTCGTCACCTAAGTCATCACTTAGTTTACTACGAATTGCTACTTTTAATCCATCCACATCTTTAAACTCTAGATTGCGGTGTGGAACATAATCTAGGATCTTTTTAATCATCTGCCCGCCAAACAGGTCACCCATGTGCCATACGTACAAGTGAGCGGCAACTAGCCCTTCTGGCAAGTCTAGGATATAGCGATGATAGTCAATCGTTTCTTGACGGAACTTTGGAAAGTTTCCATCCAACATTTCTTTAGCATCTAGATATAGAGCATGAGCACGGTCAATGCCTGGAAGATCATCTAGTAAGCCTTCTGCACGAGCTTTAGTTTCAATAGCACCATACCATAGCATTTTGTTGTATGAGTAGTCTGCCCAAATTTCTTTAGGAATCTTGCCGCGGATAGTTGCGGCCATAAACGGTGTATGTTCCGCTTCTGTGTGTTTGTCTTTGGTAATTTCTTTTAGGCTCATTCTGCCTCCACTTTAATAACTAATGGGAAACCTTCTTTACGTGCCATGTCAGTTGCTTCTAGGCACTTTTGTTCTGCGATTTCATAACTGTAGATACCTGCGATAGCAGATCCTTCTTCGTGGACCTTTAACATAACGGTAGCAGAATCCATTTCGTTAAAACGGAACACCTTCATCAGCATGGCAATAACAAACTCCATGGGTGTTACGTTGTCGTTATAAATTACAACTTTATATCTGGTAGGTTCAGCAATTTCTGTATTAGTCTTTTGTCTGACCTTAGTTAATGTTTCCGCCATTATGTGTCCTATTGTTCTGTGTTATTTAAAATGGGGGACGGAGCCCCCATACTGATTAAGAAGACTGAATATCAATCTTTCTTGGCTTTTTCTCTTCTGGAACATTACGTTCTAGTTTAATGATTAAAAGACCATCTTTGATTTCAGCACTTGCTACTTCAATAAATTGACCTAGCGTAAAGTACTTTTCAAAGTTACGAGCAGCTAGACCTTTGTAAAGGTATTCTGCGGTATCAGCTTCTTCAAATTTTGTACCCTTAATTTGAAGCTCTTGATTCTCTAAGACCACGTCAATCTCATCGCGACGGAATCCTGCTACGGCCAATTGGACTTCGTAGTGATCTTCGTCACGCTTAATTACATTGTGTGGTGGGTAGTTGTTTTGGATTTGTCCAGCAAGTCTATGTTCAAAATCATTGAACATCGTGTCAAATCCTACAAGTGCTCTGTTTAATGACTGTAGAGCATTAGTGTCAAATCGTACTAATTGATTCATAGTTTTCTCCTTTGTTAAGCAAGAATCATGTAAAACCCTATCGGCGTCTTACATATATATTTATACACGATTTTTTGGCATTTGTCAAATTATGACCACTTTAATGTCCAAAAAGTCTTAAACTGCTCTGCATCTTTCCTACGATTAAAATACCACATGTCATAGGACATGCGCCTTACGTGCTTTTGGTTAGCCAGCTGTTCTGCTGTCCAATCAATGCTTTGCCCCCAACGATCAGCATTAAACGTAGCATCAGTGTCTTCAGTTATATCTACTAAATGAAAACACCAGCTACGATTACGCTTATAGATATTAACCTGTAACACCGAGAGTCTGTTCCAACCAAACTTTACAAGCAGGCCATTCTTTATAGATATGCGCCCGTCCACCTGCACGTTCCCATTCTTCACAGTTACTACGGCGATCGTCAATTAGAATATCGCTCTCTTTGCAGTGCATAAACTTTTGGTGACTGTAAGGTCCTAGGAATACGGGAATATCTGGAAAATACTCTTGTCCCCAAAATACCTTGTCCTGTACGGCCCAGGGCATATCATTACCGTGCGGAATAGCACTTAAGAAGTAAAGTCCTGTTCCTGTATCCTTACAGTAGTTTCTGCACCAATCAACTAGATCGTAAGCACCCTCTTTAAGTTCAAGTTTGCTGTACATACGTTGATCATCTTTAAGACGACTCCATTCCTGATCGGGTAACATAGTACCTTCTTCCCACTTTGGTCGCTTGAGTAGTTTACGGGCATAGCCCATCCAGTCTGCAACCACATCGTCCATATCTAAATAAATGTTCACATTGTATCCTTTAACACATCAAAATCATCACCGTACTGATAATGTACTCCTCCGGGACCAACCCGTTCCCTACGATATACAGTAGCACCCTTCCAATACCATTTACCTTTTATACGTTTAGGAAACAGTTTAATTGTATAGGGTTCCCATGCTCCCCACGTAAGGTTAGATTTCATCTTACGTACCTGTTCTAGCAAATCCTGAGAGTCCTTACGCAGATCATCCATCTGTTTATTCATGTCTGTAATCATCTGATTATATTCTTTATTCAGATCCTGATAAACCTTATTTGGGTCAAAGTATGCCATTAAGTCCACCTCAATACAAACATTGTAAAGTCTTTTTCATTTTCAAACAAGAAGTCCCTGCCATTTCTTTCATAAGAACCTTGGCAATTTTCTTCTAACCAAATTGTAATATCAATAGCATGTTTGTTATCGATAAGTGTAGGAAGGATTAATCTTTTCCAACCCATGCCCTGCAGCATACCCCAAAGGATTTCTCGATCTATTTCCTCGGCTATTTCTTTGGCTTTGGATTCTATTATTTCTTGTTCTAACATAACTGTTTGTTCATCCACCCACTTGCCCATTGCGGCTAATACTTTTGGACTATACTTCATGACCACCTCAATGCAAATATTACAGCATCAGCACTATTTTCAAAACGAAAAGCAAATCCTTCAGTGCTTTTCCACCCATGCACATGATACCTTCCAGAGCTAGCGTGTTCATCGCACCACTCATATATCTTTTGTGGAGGCTTAAATTCAGGAGTGTGAATGATCTTATTCCAAGTTATAACAACCTCAGTCCAATCTGGAGGCGGCCATGCTTGGAATTGTATCACTGTCCCCACCGCAACAAAAACATCATATGGTCTCCTGCGGATTCAAAATACAGCGACCCGCTTTTATAAAACCAGCGATCTGGAAAATTTTCATTCAACCAATCTATTACATGTACAGGAATTAGACTTGCTATCTCAACTACATGATAATCATGATCTAATTTAAGTTCCATTACGAAAACCTCATTGCCATAATCATAGCGTCATATGGATCGAAGAAATTAAATTCCATCCAATCTGATGTAAGTTCAGTTGTAAACTTTTCACCAGGAAGCCCAAAACGTTCTATCGCCCACGCACAAGCATCGTTCCAATTTTCATTATTGTCCTTTAATTCCCAAGTAAGGCGAACAACATTTGGTGGAGCGATCGTTGCTTTCATTTCCAGAGCTTTAGCAAATTAACAAATTCTGGCCACTCATTATCATGACGTGGAGCAAGTACAATAGCTAGTTCAGCATTGTCCATGCGGCTTTCAGTTACAATCTCAATTCCTTCAAGTTCTTTAAGCATAGCAAACTCTGCATCAGTTACAGCACAAGTTACTTTTTTAAAGCTCTTGCTTAACCACTCTTTCATAGAAGCACGTTCTTGGTACTTAAGATAGCACATAAGGCCGGCATGTGCTGCGGCATTCATTGCCATACCAACAGGAGTATCCTGCTTAATACAAATATACATTTTCATTCTTTACCGTCCACTTTATCTAAAGTTTGTTTAGCATACCACCCCATACGACCTTCAGCATCCATACGTTGAATATCTTCTAGGGCTACCCGCATTATTTCATTCTTTTCTTGTAAGGCGTACATTTGATTCCGCAAGTTGCCAGCCTGGAGCCACGACAGCAACATGCTGGCAAATCTTGCAAGGATCAAATGCCATTCCATCAGACCTCAAAGTAGAAGCCAGGGTCAAACGCATCGGCTTGTTCTTCCCAACCTGCGTACCCACGTGGGTTACTTAACACACGAGTACCTTCAATCATGTAATCTACAGGATCGTGCATGTGTCCATGTACCCAATATTTGATCTGTGGATGATCCATAATGAACTCTGTCAAGTTACTCATATAACCAAAGTTCATGTGGAAGTCATCTTTGTACTTTTCGTTAATGCTCAAAGGACTTGGGGCATGATGGCTAACCACAACTACCTTATCATCCTTGTGCTCATCAAGAAAGTCTTTCAACTTGCCCACAGTTTCACGGAACACATCTGCAACATACGCAGGATTAAACTTGTTGGTGTAATAAGCATCGCCGTACATTGTTTGTACTTTGATACTATCACCGTGTTTAATCACTGAGAAGTCTGCCATGCTTTGTTTCACAACCTGCATAGTCATAGGATCCTTCTTGTTCATGTCTGTCCAAAAAGTTCCGCCAAAGAAATGCACGTCATCAATCGTGATACCTTCTGCTTCTAAGAAGTGTACGTTAGCTGGCAACTCTCGTCTCAAGCGAGGGAATGTATCTTCATAGCCGTTATGATAATGTTCGTGATTACCACAAACATAGATAACATGACGGTACTTAGGCATTTCCTCATTAAGGAACCTACGATAGCGATCTGCCAAAAATACATTTTGTTTAGCATTATCTGCTTTGCGTAGATGACCTGCTTCCATGATGTCGCCAGCCATAATCAACACATCGCCACCGGGCATAACAATGTCCTCAAAGTTGATGTGCATATCGCTGACTAAATTAATCTTCATTGTGCTTCCTTGTCTAAATCTACATTAGTAAGTCCTGCTATTACCTGAAATTGATCCCAGGCTTTTTTAGCAGTAGGATTCGATTCTAATTCACTGCTTGGTAGTACTGTTTCTAACCAAATATATGGCATACGGCGAGGATGAGCACCAAACTTACGTGGCTGATGCATCTTACCTGTACTGTATAGTTCAATGCTGATATCTCGAAACTTTTGTTCGTCCTCATCTGCATAGTTGACCCATTCTGGATTGCTCCAAGGACTGTATCCGTGATACCCGTCCCAAATGCCCGCCCATTCTTCATCAACGTTTGGGTTAAAATCTGTACGAGTAATAATAACAAGTACATCGTTGATGTCTACAACGCCGTCTACGATATCGCGAACGCAACGGCTATAACTTAGTCCAATTTTCATAGTAGTATTTTCCTGGAGAATATAACTTATTATAAGCTCAGATGGTAAAAATGTCAATATGTGCGTAGATAAATATTACTATGATTAAGCCAAAAACACAAGATGCGATAGCCAAAAGCCTAGAGAAACTACGCTCAGACGGCAACTACAGAGTGTTTACAGACATACTAAGACAGCGTGGAGATTTTCCAAAAGCCATTTGGTATGGACGTTACAACATTAAACAAATTACCAATTGGTGCTCAAATGACTATTTGGGCATGGGCCAACACAAAGTAGTATTAGATGCTATGCACACCGTACTAGATACAGCAGGCGCCGGGTCTGGCGGTACTCGTAACATTAGCGGTACAACACACTATCACGTGGCATTAGAGCGTGAGCTTGCTACCCTACACGATAAAACAGCCGCACTTACTTTTACCAGCGGATATGTAGCTAACCAAAGTACGCTAAGTGTGCTAGGTAAAGTTTTACCAAACGTACATTATATCAGTGATGCCCATAATCATAATTCAATGATCGTTGGAATTAAGTCTAGCCAAACGCCTCGTACTGTTTGGCGACATAACGATCTAAAACATCTTAAAGAAATACTTCAAAGTTTGGACAGTGACGTTCAACCTATCATCGCTATGGAAGGTGTTTACTCCATGGATGGCGATAAAGGATTAATCAGTGATGTATGCGAAATCGCTCGCATGTACGGCGCAATGGTCTATGTTGACGAAGTTCATGCTGTTGGGCTATATGGTGCTCGAGGTGCAGGTGTAGCTGAAGAACAGTTCTGTGTAGACGGTGTGGATGTAATACAAGGCACACTAGCCAAAGCATTTGGTGTGCAAGGCGGTTATATCGCTGCAGGCCGTGATCTAGTTGATATGATCCGTAGCTATGCACAGGGCTTAATCTTTAGTACATCGATGGCTCCTGTGCTGTGTGCTGGTGCATTAGCCAGTGTTAAGTATGTACAAGACCATCCAGAGCTACGCACAAAGATTATGACTGTTGCAGAAATGACCAGACAGCATTTAAAAGCTGCTGGCTTAGAAGTTAACCCACTATCAGAAGGCGGACATATTGTTCCTGTAATGGTACGTGATGCTAAGAAGTGTAAAGCGATCTCAGATTGGTTGCTAGAGCAATACGGGATTTACCTTCAGCCAATAAATTCTCCAACGGTCTCCTGGGGCACTGAAAGATTACGGGCCTGCCCAACTCCTAATCATACAGAAGCAGATATATACTTGTTGGCCGAAGCATTAAAAGATGCTTTTGAAAAATATAAATAAAGGTGTAGTTCGCGGAATTGGCGTTATCATTTTACAAATTGCAAGGAGGCATTCAATGTCATTGGCAATCAAAATTAAAAAAGCATTATGGTTTACAGCAGGTATACTATTCTTAGGAGTAGCATACTTAGGAACGTTTGTTCCAGGATTACCTTGGTCAACACCTGCACTATTAGCCGCATGGTGTTTTAGTAAGAGTAGCGAAAAGTTTCACAACTACATGTTGAATCATAAGTTGTTTGGACCAGTCATCCGTAATTGGAGTGAAGGTCGTGTGTTTCCAACTATTGCAAAATGGTTAATGTTTGCCAGTATGGATTTTAGTTTGATCTTAATCTATTGGCGCACAGGCAATTGGAAACTGTGTTTAGGCCTAGGCATATTCTTTGCCCTAATCATTCTTTGGGCAAGTAGACTACCTGGTAGTAGAGCTGAAGCGGAACGCAGAAAGGCCGCTGGTGAAAAACTAGGTTGGTTTAAGTAATCAACGTCTTTTAGCACACTTAGCCGCAGGACGGCGAGGTTGTTTAGGAGTCATCAAATCCCGCAAACGCTCAAGTTCTTTTTGGCGCTTGCGGTTTTTTACGGACTCAGTTATCTTCTTAAGCACTCTTACCTAGTTTACGATATACAGTCTGTACACCTTTGGCTTGACGAATAGCATCGAACAAGGCATTGTGTTGCTGTTCTTTATCTACAGTCATTTCTGGATCTTCTAAGTCAAACAATGTGCGTGTATCACGACAGCGCCAGAATTCCCAAGCGATAGGTTTTCCAATTTGACGATAGATATCTTCAAGGATGATGATGTCAAACACAGCACCATGTGACCAAATCTTATCACAACCCCAAGCAAACTTGTGGAATGCCGCCATACCATCAACTACACTAATACGACCATCCGAGCTAAAAGCTTCTTCCATTACCTTAGGATCTTGCTTTGCCCACCAATCTAGTGTGTTAGGATCAATTTCGCGATTGAGTTTATCTTGGTCATCTAGATCAAACTTTAGATAAAGCTCATCGTAAATCTCATCAGTAAACGGATCGAATTGAACAGCACCCAAAGTTAGCACTACAGCACGTGGAGTAACGGCCATAGTTTCTAAGTCTACCATCACATGTTTTGCCATTACTTCTCTTTTCTAAATAAGTTTTTAATTGACTGAAGTAAATTATAATATCGTTTTTGGTAAAGGTCAAGGTTTATTAGTGGTTCGCGATGCGGACAACGACCCTGACGCCAATCACAATTTGGTTTAATTTCGTTACCGCAATGATCGCAAGCCATTATTCGTCCACAAAGTCAATTACGTTGCCGTCAGCATCTGCACAGATAATACGCACAGTTTCGCCGTCTTCGTTTTTAATTTCAATTGGACCCCAGATCCACCATTCAGTGTCACCTTGGTACCAAGGATCTTCTTCACGTTCTTCTAATTCGTACGGACTATTTTCTTCAAGGAATTCGCGGAGTTCTTCTTCTGCGTCCTCATCAAGCCCTTCAATTTCTACATCGTACCAGCAACCGCCATCAAACATTTCAACAAGCTCAACGCTTTCGATGTTGTTGACTTCGCAGTCTAGCATATTGATGCTATCCTTTTTGCCGTCACCGCCAGGTACTTCTGTAAACTCAAACTCAGGTGGATTGTCGTCTGTAGTTTCTACAGTCCATTCGCCGTAGCGAAAACCGTTAACTACAGTTACCTTACCGTCACCGTTGCTTTGGTTGTATGTTTCAACTTCTTGACAAGATTTTTTGTAATAGGTACTAACAGTCCACTGAGCCATGAGTTTCTCCTTAGTTGTCAATAGGCATTGAATTCCACTCTTTGACTACAGCAAGCATTTCATCTTCTGTATTGCAAAGAATCTTAGCGGTCTTCCATTCGCTGTCGTCATCACGACCGCCTACTTCAACCATCCAACCGTTATCGTAACGGTTAATGTTGATATTTTCATTTACTTTTGCAAGTTTACCTAATTGTTTAGCCATCCGACTTCTCCTTGTTTGATAGTAATATTATACTATCAGGTTAGGATAAAGTCAAATGATTAATAGAGTTTTGGTGGAAGTTGTTGTGAACGTAGTTGCTTGCGCCAACGTGCTTTTGCGGCACCTTTTTTACGCTTGCGTTCTGTGGTTGGTTTTTCGTATTGCTGACGTTTAAGTACTTCCATAAGAAGTCCAGAATCGTCCACTTTCTTTTTAAATTTACGAAGTGCAGAGTTGAAGTTGTCCCCAACTTCTACACGTAAACCAGTTAGATTTTTAGTTTGATTGTTGTAATTCTTTGCCATTATCTTTATCAAAAATTAGTACCGCTTTGCCTCCTTCGGCTGTATCTTTACTTATCACTATTGTAGTCAAACCACGCTCCGCTAGGTCCACACTTTCAAACTGATATTGCATTAACATCTTTTCAATAATCTGTTTTAGGCCACGAGCGTTAGTTTTTTGTTCTTTAGCACGTTCAGCAATAACACGTAATGCGTCATCTTCAAACTTTAGTTCAATACCATCTAGTTTAAAGATATATTGGTATTGTTTAACGATACTGTTTTTTGGTTCCTTAAGAATACTAACCAACTCATCAACAGTAAGTTCGTTTACGTTAACGGTTAAACCAAAACGTCCAATAAACTCTGGTATAAGTCCATAGGTAATAAGATCCTTGGTACTAAAGTTTTCGTAGTGGTTTGTATCTTCTGATTTGCTAACAACTTTGCTGTTAAATCCAATTGAACTCTTTTCGGATCTAGCACTAATAACCTTGTCTATGCCCACAAACGCACCACCACAAATAAACAAGATATTTGAAGTATCGATTTCAATCATATCACCCTTAGGGTGTTTACGCTTACTACCTGAGGGTACACGTACTACAGAGCCTTCAATAATCTTTAATAGTGCTTGCTGTACACCTTCGCCGCTTACGTCACGGGTAATACTAACATTTTCACCTTTGCGGGCGATCTTGTCAATTTCATCAATATAAACAATGCCGTGTTCTGCTTTTTTGATATCGTCATCTGCAACACTTAACAAACGAGTCAAGATGCTTTCTACGTCATCACCTACATAACCTGCTTCAGTAAGTCCTGTAGCATCACATACAGCGAATGGCAAATCCAAGAACTCTGCAATCTTTTTGGCCATCATAGTTTTACCACAGCCTGTAGGGCCTAGCATAAGCACGTTAGTTTTTTCTAACTTGATATCTTTGCTTGGACTATTGATACGCTTGTAGTGTTGTGATACTCCAACTGATAAAGCGATTTTAGCCTGATCCTGTCCAATTACATATTGATCAAGATAGTCTTTAATCTTAGTTGGATTAAACTTTTGTTTTTCTTCTGCTTCAGGAAAGTCTTTTACTTTTTCTTCATGCAGGATATTAGAGCATAGATCGATACATTCATTACAAATGCCAATGTTATCGCCCCCTACAATTAACTTTTCAACATCCTCTTTGCTCTTACCGCAAAAACTACAGGAATGTAAATCTTTATCACTTGACATCAAATGCCCTTTCTAGAAATTGTTCAATACTTAAAACACGGTTATTATTAACGTGGCTTATAAGAGAAGCCAAACTTTCGTTCTTGGTCATATAGTATACGTTTGGGCGACTAGCAATATAGCTGGCCATAATATTAATTATAGCATGTTCGCAGTCAAGGTTCAAGAATTTGGCATCCGCTCTGTTAGTCGCATACAATAACCAACTAGGATTATTCTCGCCTTGGTAGTAGTAAAAATTTACATCTGGATAGCTAGGTTGGCTAGCTAACCAGTTGCTGGTTTTTTCTTGATCTTCAGTAGTCATGCCCAAGAACAAGACACTGAAGTTTGAGTTTTCGTATATGTCTGGTGGTGTTATTAAAGTTATTTTACTTGACATCTTTTCGCTTTTTAGCTTCTTCTAGATATTCTTCTTCTGTTATAGTCTTGTTAGCGATCTTAGTCCAAACATTACTTTCTGCTTGTTCTTCATTTTGAATGTAGGTAGCATCTGAAATATAGTCACCAGGTCTTTCGTCCATAGTAATTTCTTGTGTACCTGCAGAATCTTCAATTATTATTCCATGCGGAGTATGTGTAATCTCTACAGGAATAACTTCCTCATCTTGGACATCCTCAAGAAAGCTGTAGTTAATTGGAGCCGGTGGAGTAGTATCTAATGTTTTAGCAACAGCTTTACCTTTGGCAAAGAATTCTTTTACATCATCGCTTTCTTCTTCAAATGTCTTGCTAGGTTTAGCTTTTGGATAAAACTTGATTACTTCTTCTTTAGGGAAGTCGATCGGGTTACTGGTATTGGTCATATGGATTGGTTCTGGCCAGTCCATCACTGGTTCCTCAATTTCGTATTCTTCAAGAGGAACTTGATATTCAAATGACGGGCCTGTTTGTACCCATTCTCCAGTGTCAGCATCTCGCACACCTTCAAACTCTGTTTTAGTTTGAACAGGCTCAGCTACAGGTTCTTCTTCCTTTTTCTTTGCCCATTCAAAACTATATTGGCTAGCAAGCAACAATACAATCGCTAAAGGATCTAGAACGATAACGATTAATACAGTTACCCAATTAACAGCACGTTCTAATAGATTAGCATCTGGGTTAGAGCCAAACAAGAAACTTGCGATGTATTTTATCGGCCCAACTTCCGCTTCAACTTTGCGTACTTCAGCACGAATAGGTGCGGCTTCGTCGTTAAGTTGACTAATGATTTTCTGGTTGGTTTCAATGTCTTTGGCAAGACTAATGCGGTCGCGTTGCTGACTTTTACGTATAGCATTGGATTTGTCCGCACCTTTTTCGTCCTGGGATCGTGCCATAACTTGATCCACAGCATCATCCATCTGTTTAAGTTGCTTGCGGTCACTTTCAATATTTTCTTTTGCGGTTTTAATTTTCTCATCATAAATTGCTATTTTACTTTGAACATCACCACTTACTAGTGTTTGGTCTGAGTGTGCTTTTGATAAGAACCCAAACACACCAGTTGATGTGATTAACATCAAAACTACAATCGCAGGTACAGCATAATACTTAAGAAGCCCTGTTGGACGACTCCAGTTTTGTTTAAGCCATACAGTGATAGCCAACTTACCAAACTCAATAACAACACCCATGCAAATGATAGGTACGATTGATGCAGGATAAATGGCCATCAAACCAGCTACTGAATAGTAGATGGCTACGACACTGATTAATAAACCTGATATAAGAGTTAGATAAGCTGTCAGCATAAGTTTCTATTTATAGTTAAATTCCCACCTAGGATTATCATCGCTACGGCATGCTTCTTCTTGCCATTCTTTGACATTCCCACCTTTAGATACCTGTGATTGGTATGTACGGCAATAACCATTGCTGGTCTGATATCCATACACTACTCGCATACGACCAGAAACATCTGCGTTACGATCGCTGTACCATTCTACAGTTTGACCCATTGGAACATTTTCCAACATGATCATAAGACTACGTTGATACACCTGCTTGTCCTGCCGGTCCAACAAGCCACCATTCCAGTGTGCGTAATTAACTATAAAGTCAATAAACCCGCTTACTGGTCTTAGTGGACCTGTTACACTATCACCTGCGTTCAGAGGATCTGCAAACGCAAGTGTAGGTACTAGCAAACTAGTTATAAGTGTAGTTTGGAAGAATTTCCCAAGCACCGTTAAACTTTTCACAAGCCATTCCTCTTTGTTGTACAGGTAAGTTGTTTAGGGTTACCCAATAAGTATACTCTTTACAGTTACTAGCAATACCAGCCTGCTTGATTACAACACGTTCAACTGGATCATCGTTACACTTAACTAGTGTTTCGCTTGATACTCGACTTCCATCCTTAGAACGTATTTCTTGGCTAGTATGACAGTACTGACGAGCCGTCATTTGTGTTGGAGCAGAACTACAACCTGTTAGTGCCGCGATCATAATGAATAACAAAATGATCACAGCCCACATTAGTTCTTTCACTCTATAGGGATGCATCATTGCACCTTTGACTTTGCTTCAGCAATCAGCTGGTCGAAAGTAGCCTTAGGCATCTTTAGACGAACAAAGGTATAGTGATGACCATCCATTGTAAAGTGTCCAACATCACGTTGTACATGTTCACGGATAGCTGTGTCAGTTACAGAATACTTAATTACAGTATGTGTAGACTTTTTGTCATCAACAAACTTAATTTCAGTTTCTGAGTTTACTTTACCATTAATACGTTTGGCAAAGTTGTTCATAGCGATAGCATACATCTGCTCTTCTGCGGCTTGAGCGTAAACGCTTTCACCTGCACCACAAGCATACGCATACTCTTTTTCCCACCAGAACCAACCTTCAGTACCTGATTGGGCGCAATCTTTATACCAGCTAGGTTCTGCATAAGTCTTGCGGTCTTCAACTTCTTTCATGCCAGCACAAGCGGTAAGCAGAGCAATGATAGGAATAAGCAATAGTGCCTTTTTCATTTTGCGGCCTCCTTACTAAGTTCTTGTACCTTAGAAACACCGTTATCAAAAATTTTGGCGATACCTTGAAACCCTACGGTAACAATTAGAATACCAAAAATAACTCCTACAATAAATTTCATACTACCTCCTGTGTGTGACTGTGTTAATATTATAACTTGATTTTACCATGATGTCAATCATTGATATTACCAAATTATCTCCGCATCTTAGAAATATCAACTGCTTCTTGATCGGAAAAAATTGGAACAGCATTAGACTTGTGCATAGTACCAATACCTTTGATTTTATCTCCAGTATATACCTTGTCTGGTGCTTTAAGGCACGGACCAGCGGTAAACGGTAAACTAGCATGATGCTCAGTCTGTCTGCGATATGGTTCGCTTTTTGGATCTGGCTTCCATACCTCAGAACTCAAAGCACGTTTGCGTTTACGTTCTTCCTGTTCAATGCCGTGTCGTTTGAGCATTTCTTTCCACGAACGTTCTGCTTCTTCAGCTTTGCGTTTGTGTTCAGCACTTGCCCATTTCTTTGGACCTTTTTTCTTGCCCGTAGTGCTGAGCCACGGACCTTCAAGATGCATAGTCATAAGATTACGCTGTTACAGTAACATCACTTGTAGAAGGAACTGTTACAGTCTCTGTAGCCAAATCTAGACCAGTTTGGAATTTCTTTGGAAGACCTGTAAAGCGAGCGATAGTGCCATCTGGCATGATCTTAAATGAACCAGCTACTACCCAAATCTGTTCACCTGTGGCTGTAATACCTGCCAATTTACGTACAACACCGTTCATAATACCTTGGCTAGTAATCTTGCCAATGTTCCAGTGATACGTGCTTTTATTACCGGACCAAATTTGCTCATCGCCACTATTGGCCTTGCAAAACTTCTTAACTGCTAAAATTGTTGAATCTACATTCATGGTACTTCTCCTGTGTGTTTAGGTTGTTGCTACAACTACAGTTACTATTATACGGCAAAACCTATTCAAACGCAAGAATTTTTTTTACCAAAACAGATCTGGGTAAATAAGTGAACTGATCCAATAGGAGATTATATGGCAGATATCGATCCAAATGTTACAGCGGCATTAGCCACTATGACTACCCTAACAACTAGTACTGATGCTACAGTAGCCAGCATCGCTACACAGGCTTTGGCCATTGCCCAAGAAAGACAAAATGGCACAATTACAGCTGAAGAGGGTGCGGCCCAAATGGTTGCACTACGCCAAGAAAACGAAGCAGATATGGCTGTGGTTGCTGATGAAGACCAAATTACTTTGGAACAAGCATTGGCATTCCTGTGCGGTGTATTTCCAATGATGCAATAATTGGTAAAACTTTAGCCAAAGAAAAAGCCCTAATTGCTAGGGCTTTTTTGTTTTTGAATTAACGATTCATTACATACATTGTAACTTCAAAACCGTAACGCATTTCTGTTGCTTCTGGTTTGGTCCACATAGTAATTCTCCTTTGTTAACAAAATTAAGTACTCTATTGCTTTAGTACTTATATCTATTATACACAGGAAACCCCACGTTTTACATAGTGAAAATCATTAAATGACTATCAGCTATTCAACACCTTGGCAACACTATTCATTACAGCGGCAATACGTCCAATGTCACGAAGTTGTTCTACTGTGTATCCTTCCTTCTTCAATGTTTCGTAGTGCGCCTTGACGCAGAAATGACACTTGCCAACAATACTTGCGGCAAGACTGAACGCTTCAAAGTTGCTCTTTGTAGTTCCGCCATGACTTGCGATTGCGTTCATGCGTAACTGTGCTGGCAAACCTTTTAGCTGTTCATCATCAGCCATTTCAACGTAAGGATACCAAATGTTGTTTTGGGCCATGAGGCTTGCGGCAGTCATCGCTGACTCTGCGTGTACTGGCGCATCTGCTAATAGGATACTTAATACCTTACCGTTACCAGTTGCGGCCAATGCGGCTACAGCACAACCCCTGGCCACATCTGTATCTAAGGTACTACGCAAAAGGACAGCGTCAAGATTTAACTTGGTGTCCTTTGCGTAGCCTGGCAACGCTTCTTTGATAGTGTCGTTGAATGCCATTATAGTGTCTCTCCGCCTACTGTACGGTTACATGCACATAGCTCGCCTGTTTGAAGAGCATCAAGGATACGCAAAGTTTCTTCTGGGCTACGGCCAACATTCAAATTGTTTACTGTAACATGTTGGATAACATTGTCTGGATCAACGATGAATGTAGCACGAAGTGCCGCACCTGCTGGAGCATAGAATACTCCCAACTGCTCGATCAATGATAACTCACCACGCTGTGTGTCTGCAAATTGATTGTGACGAATGTTCTTTAAATCTGGATGTGCATTTTGCCATGCTAGTTTACAAAACTCGTTATCTGTGCTACCTGTTAGTAGAACAGCATCACGATCGTCAAAGTCTGCGGCCAATTTATCATAAGCAACAATTTCTGTAGGGCAAACAAATGTAAAGTCCTTTGGGTAGTAAACGATTACTTTCCACTTGCCAGCAAAGCTCTCATCTGTAATGTCAAAGAACGCATCTTCTGGCTGACCAAACTTAACGCCTGTTACAGCAAATTTTTCTAATTTATGTCCAACTGTTTTCATAATATCTCCTTGTGTGTGTTCGAAAACTAAAACTCAGTATTTCTACTAATGTTTTATTGTAATAGTATTTAATAATAAGATCAACCGTTTTAATTGATTTTTTCAATAATTATTTTAATAACGCTTATTAGAAAAATCAATAACGATCAGCTGTATTCATATGGTGTGCTAGGGTGCCCATAATCCACAGGAATGTTATCACTCTTAACATTGTCGTAATTTTGGTAGTAGCTTTCATTTGGTTTAAGTATCCTAAAGTCTTTAGTATATTTCAAACTAGCCAAAGTTACTTCGGACTTGTTTAACAAATCACATACCACGTACGAAGTGCTACATGCCGCACTGATATACTTAAATGGGCTATGCTTGTATTCATTTTGAATTAGTCCTTTATGTATAGGTGAGTGAGGCAAGAACATGATACGAGTAATACCTAACTTTTGGTTACGTAATCGTAATTTGTCTAAAAATGTTAATTCGGTGAGTGTAGCTTCGTTGTCGTCACTAACTCTTAATAAAGCGTTCTTGACTTTGATGCTACCTTTTGTGTGATTGTTATCAGGCGTTTCCTTAGTACTCCAAGGTAGCTGACAATCCACATGATTTACATACAATGTTTCCCCATGAAATTTTAAGACCCACATAGGAATGGTCTGATCTTCTAAGTGTTTTTTATTAAAATGGAAGACGATATCGCGGCATGCGTACTCTATCTATTTCATTTTGTTTTCCTTTAGTTAAGTGCAGGGCTTCCACCTACTTCCACCTCGTTTTAAAGTCCGCGTGTCCAGGACTTTTTATTTATACTGGTACTTCGATCAGTTGAAAAATTCGCCAATCTCTACGATCGGCTCGCTTTTCTTTCTTATCCTGCTCTTGTACATACTTCAAGAAGTTTTGAGCTTGCTCCATAGTACCATAGAAGTGTTCATTGCCATAAGCATAGCAACCTACTGAGCCGCTTTCGCCTTCCCAGTAGTGTCCTACAGCATAGTTGAATTGTTTAGATTGTTTCTTTGGCATGTGATACTTCAATTGGTGCGTTGGATGGGAATCGAACCCACTACATGATGATTTAGAGTCACCTGCCCTTACCTTACGGGCTACCAACGCAGTTTAATTAAATTGACTTGTACAATGCTGTACTTGCTGTAAAGGCATGTTTCCATTGCCATTCGTCAAGTACCAATTGATTGAAGATTTGTTCTTCCAACTCAATTACATCATCGATGCTAAGTTCCAACATGCGGATAGCACGAGTGTAACTATCCTCATAGCTTACTGGGCGACTAGGCATAGCACGAATTTTAGCAATTTGTTCAAGGTCGCCTGTCTTAGCAAGTTCAACATGCTCTTTGGCTACTTTGATTGCGGCCTTTTTATAGTCCTTAACTGATTCGTCAAATTCTTTAACGTGCTTGATTTTGTTCTTGTTTACAATCTCTAGCAATTCTGCTTTGTTTACTTTTACTGATCTCATAACATTCCTTGTTTCGTCTCTCATAGATCCCTCTTAAAACGCATCGTAGTAAGAGTAAGACCGCTCTTGTACCTTGCTCAACACAAGTTGAACACCATCTGGGTTAGCGAACACAAACTTACCTGCCTGGCTATCAATTTTCTTGATGTCGGCAGGATTAAACTTAATAGTGCTCCAATCCCAATCAAAGTCGCCGTCCTCATCCTTTGTATCATCGTATTCCTTGATGTGGACTTGTACTTGTCCTTGAAGCGGGTTACCGCTCCATTCACTACGTTCCAGATCATCTGCCTTAACTTCTTCACCGTCTTTGATAACCTTCATAGTGAACTTGTTACCAGAATCAAATTCTGGCTTAACGTTCAACATACGCAGAGCATCTTGAGGTTCTTCATCGTAGCGATTCATTTCTTCAACAGTTGCTTTCAACATGTCGAAGTTAAATTGATTGAACAAGCTAGCAATTTGGCACAACTTTTCAGCATGATGCAAAAGTGTTGATTTCAAATTGTCGTTACAGTATTCCATGATAAAGTTAGTATCAAGGCCCTTGTAATCAATCATATAGAACAAGCGACCAGGACGGTTACGCATGTGTTGGTCGATGCGCCACTTGTCATTACAAGTCAATACAAACAGCTTCTTGCTAGGGAATACACCGTCCAACAGAGTAAGAGCTTGTTCTTGACTATCGCTATCGTAGACCTTTTCAAACTCGTCAAACAGAACCATGCAAGGTTGTTCGATCATTTGCATAAAGGCATTGAACTTGTCGCCAACCCAAGGAGCATTGATAACAATGCAAGGAATACCCAAACGCTTTGCGCCTTCGATGGCCAAATTCTTAGCAAGCAGACTCTTACCAGAACCTTTTTCTCCTGCCAACATAACACCGGTAGACGCTGTACGATCCATGAAGGTATTCAAGATACGATCAGTGTTCTTGTCCAAGTCGCCGTAACGCTTGCCTTTAATTTCAAATGACTCAATGTGTTCAAGGTAAAGAGGACCATCCATTGGCATCTCTTTAACCACGTAATTACCCGCAGGCAACTTTTCGTGGAGATCCATCGCTTCTTTAGTAGAAACTCGGAAAGTGTTACCTGACTTCAAAAAGTATGACATTGTTTAAATCTTTCAGTGTAGTGTGTTAATGTGTTTATTATACAGTGGTAGACAGTTTGTGTCTACCACTATATGGGTCAGCTGTTACTATTTTGGCGAACTTCGTCAAAAGTAATTTCTTTAACAAGTTTACCATCACGGTATACTTCTTCAAGCATTTCAGTAAATGGACCAAAGCCCTTGTCAAACCAACCCTTTGGCTGATCAACTGCGCTTACCCATTCGTTGCCGCCCTTCCAAAGTGATACACGACCTGCTTTAGATTTCTTACCACTATCAGTAATTGGATCTTTTTGTACATCAATCCATTCACCATTAATGCAAGCACTGGAGCATTTCATCGCAAACTTTTGAGTATCGCGATCTAGTTGTTGCAACAATGCACCACCCATACCAAATGCGATGTTATCTGCACTCCAACCATATGCTTGGAAGCTACCAAGTATATTACGGATAGTACGTTCGTTTACACCGTCACCTTGGATAAGGCGAACGTTGTTAAGGACTTTATAGCCTTTGTCGTTAGTAGTATATCCAAACTTGTCGCCAAGTATCTGGACTAGTTTACGACACACGACATCGGGATCACCGCTGTCAGGACGTATAACAATAGTAGCGCCACTAGCAACCACTTGCTCTTTGAGTTCTTCTCCCCAAAGACGACTAGCGGCATTATAAACATCATAGCTATCAGATACAACAGCAACGATACTGCCAGGTTTGGCGAATTGAGTGAGCATATTTCTGTAAGCATCTACTTCACCGTCACGGCCCCAGCTAGTAATTGTGCTATGCTCTGCGGCAGGGATTGAGAAGCCAGCAATCCCAGCGTTATAGTACTCACGAGCAAACAACAGACCGGTAACAGTATCGGTGCCCATGAAATTAACGAGGTGTGCCGCCCCTCCAATTCCAGCACTTTCCATGCTAGAGACACCACGAGCACCAAAATCGTGCAACTTAAAATCAATAGTAGTAGGATCACCTGTTTTCTCCAAATAGTCTAAGATAATTTTCTTAATTGTTTTGCTTTGAGTAGCAACTGTAGTAGGATACCAAATTGCACGAAGCAAGGCTGTTTCCAACCATGTAGTTAACCAGAAACATTCTGGATCTGTGTTTTCAATTGTTGCCAAAACGTTCTTAACAGGAACTACTGTACCTTCAGGTACTGCCCTGATAACCACAGGCAAGTAACCGCCGTGTGTATCAAGAATGTACTGCCAACCTTCTTTGTTAAAAGGTTCACCGTGCGCTGTCCAAATTTCATTTGCGATATCGATATCAGCTTGTGTAATTGGATCGAGCAAGTACTCTTTGATAAAAGCCTGTAGTCCGAAGAATACAGTTTCGTCATAGCGTCCGCCACGTGATTCAATGTAACTATAAACACCTGTGGTGCCCATAGGATATTGTTTGAACATACTAGCTTTGTAGCTGTCTGTGTTGAGAATGATGTTTTTTGCGAGTTTCATTTTAAGTTCCTTAAAAGTTAAAAGCCTTTGCGTCTATCGCTTAGGCACCTACGAAGTGTTGTAGGATTTCGTAGTGGTCTTCAAAGCAGTCTTCCGACTTCACTTCAGCTATAGGCACCCACCGAGCCTTTTCAGCGTCATCACTTCCTTTTACCTTAGGTAGTTCGCCGTCTGGTAATTGAATGTGAAACGCATGAGTAATAATGCGACCACGTGGACTACGGTCAATCGCATCAAAAACCTTACTGCGTACAATGCTACCTTTCAATACAGGAGCAGGTACTTTAATCTGTGTTTCTTCACGTAGTTCACGCAACATAGCATCTTCTACTGTGCGGTCTGTAGTAGCGTTTACATAACCTCCTGGCAATGCCCAAAGGCCTCGTCCTGGCTCTGCTCTACGCTTAATCAACAACACGTGACCTGATTGGATAACAACAGCATCTGCTGTGCTAAAGATTGGAGGATACTTTAGGCCAGCGTATTGCTTTTTGTATTCAACTACAAATTCACGCTCACGAATTACTTGTTCGTATTCTGGGGTATCCTTAAATTTATCAAGGAAGTCGTATGTAGTTTGTGGTACTACACCTTTAATAAACTTCATGTTGACATCACGCTTGAAGTATAGTTCACGGATGTCTGTAGCGTCTAAAGGCTCAAGCAATTCTACTTCTTCAAATCCCCATTGTGGGAACATGTCTAAGTAGAATGAGCTAGGATCTTTACGGTGTCCAATAATACCAATCTTGTCGCCTGGCTTGGTGTGTTTGGCAACCAATGCCTGTACACGAACAGCCCACGCTTGGTCGTTGTAAATGGTATCTGGGTTAGGTTCGATGCTAACAGTAAGTACTCCGCCATAACCACGAGTAGCTTCGTAAATCATATCACGACGTTCCTGGAACGTAAACGGGTTCTTGTAAGTGCGTGGCTGATTAGCAGAGCCGCAGATAAAAACTAATTTGTCAGCGTGTGCTGTAGCACGTTGCGCCAATAGTAAATGGGCATTATGAAATGGTTGAAAACGTCCAATGAGGACTAGGGTGTCATATTTCTTAGGCATACAAAAATCCTTTGTATAGTTTGTTGCGCTGGGTCTATCCCGTTGCATGATTTTATTTATGTATATAGTGTAACACCATATACAATTTAGGTCAACTACTTTTGGTTATTCTACCAAATTATCTTTGAATATTTGCCAAGCCCGTTCCCAGGTCCAACGTAAACTGCCTTTATACACACGATCTCTATCCAATTGTAAACAAGCATCTACAGCAGATTTTAGATCTTCATTCATGAATCCTGTAACACCCTGTTCTATAACATCTTCTGGGCCTTGGCACGGGTAAGAAGCTACAGGAGTTCCGCAGGCCATTGCTTCAATCATAACAATGCCAAATGTTTCCCATTGGCTAGGGAACACAAATACTTCTGCATTGGCATAATAACGTGCTAGATCTACTCCTGTCTTAAATCCTGTAAAATGTACGTCAGGATACTTTTTCTTATAAGTTTCTAGCATAGGTCCATCACCGACCATGATTTTTAAATAGCCAGGGTAATCTAATTCAAAGAATTGTTCAAGATTTTTTTCTTTGCTCACACGGCTAACGCACAATAGATATTTGCTAGGTAAATCTTCTCTAAGATCGGGAGTAAAGATTGAACGGTCAACACCACGTGTCCAAGGAATAACTTCTGTATCAAAACCGTGAGCTTGTAATTCAGCGACCATGCTGTCTGTAGTGGTTAGAACTTTGCCGCTATGTTTATGGAACCAGCGAACAAACCGCCAAGTTAAAGATTCAGGAATACCAAAAAGTTTTTTAAGACCTTCAGGGAATTTAGTATGATAAGCAGTATTGTACTTCCTACCAACCAGTGAAAGATATTTTCTACTCCACAGACCAATAGGACCCTCTGTGGCGATATGGATATGATCCGGACTGAGCGCCGCAATCTTCTTGCCCACCGCCCTGGGATAGCTAATCTTAACTTCAGAGTAGCCAGGGCAATCAATGTAGCTGAAGCTCCTGGGATCAAGGTAAACAACGTTATAACCGTCCAGAACCGCACATGCTTCAATGTTCTTGTAAGTAGTGACAACGCCATTTATCTGGTCCGGTAAATTATCTGTTATTATCAGTATTGTCTTTGTCATTCGCCTGCATCCATGTTACTATTTCCCAACGACCATCGTGATGTTCTACTAAGGCTGTCATTGACTCGACCCAATCACCATCATTCATATAAGTGATGCCATCAATGTCCTTAATTTCAGCGTGATGGATGTGTCCACAGATAACACCATCAAAACCACGCTTACGACAATAGCGAACAAGATTAAGCTCAAACTGAAACATAAAGTCAGCGGCCTTCTTAACCTTATGCTTGAGAAACTTAGATAAGCTCCAATAACCAAACCCCATACGGTGACGGAGCCAATTGAACTTACTGTTAACAGAGAGTACAAAGTCATACAGTCTATCCCCTAAAAATGATAACCACGGTGCTAGTCTAGTGATACCATCAAATAGGTCACCGTGTGTAACCAAGTAATGTTTTCCATCTATACCTATGTGTTCAGTTTGGTTCGCTACTTCAATTAAGCCAAAGCCAATACCATACGGCATTAGGGGTCTTAAGAATTCATCATGATTGCCAGCGATATAAACAACACGGGTGCCACGTTTGGCATGTCCCATAATACGTCTAACCACATTAGTATGTGATTGTTTCCATCGCCACTTGTTTTGTTGTATGCGCCATGCGTCAATTATGTCCCCTACCATGTAGAGTGTTTCGCATGTGTTGTGTTTGAGAAAGTTATTGAGTTGTTCCGCTTTACAATCGCGGGTCCCAAGATGTACGTCTGAAATAAAAATGCTGCGATAAGTTTTGAGCGTCATGCCCATATTTATCGCAGCATAGTGATACTAAGATTAAAGTTTTGTTACGACTTAGATCCTTACCACGGTCCATTTAGTATCAAATGGTTTGCCTTCGGCGCGGTGCTTTAGTATCTTACGGAATTCTTCTTTGCGAAGTTCCATAATTGCATCTTCATCGTGTCGGAAGCAAGCCTTATACAACTTACGAACTAATTTCGCTTGTTTCATAGTCTTGTCCTCCTTGAAAAATATTTATGCAAAAATTTCTAATGCTGTACCACATTCTGCACAGAACTTGCTTGTGGCTTTGTTCTGTTTCCCGCATGTAACACATTTTGGTTTGGCTTTAACAGTAACAGCCTTTTCAACAGGTTTGTTATGTCCTAGGTCACCAACAATCTTTAATACGATATTATGTACTGTAGATTCTAATGCACCTACTGTAGTGCTTTGGAAACTCTGTGTACTTTTGCTACCCGGAACAGTAATACCGACATCGTTAAATAAGCAATCCATCGTAGCCATACCATCATGGGCACTAGCAGATGTTTGGATATTGTTTATAGCACAATAATCGTTCACAGCACTGGTTGCCTGTGCCTTAACACTTTCACCTTTGCTAAAGTCTGCGCCACGTAGTACGCCACCTACATTAAATGAAGTAGTTGATCCAGAGGCTGTGATATTACTATACTTAACATCGTTCCAAAACTGTTGTTTTTGCCAATCAGGTAATTGATTAACTTGGAACACAGGGCGTGGTAGTTCAAACTGATATTCAACACGGATAAGACCGTCTTCTAATTTGATACCACGTGGACCATCTTCAATAGCCTGTGTACGTTCGATGAACTTAAACTTGTTACCTTCAGAGAGATTGCCGTTTTTAATCCAACGCTCTAAGTCGACACTACGACCCGGGTCTATGACCAATCCGCCAGGAACAGCATTCTCTCCGTCGATAAACACATTTACGACAGCACGTACAGTATTGAGATTTTTGAGTAAGATGCTATATTCGCTAGCAAATGGAATATAGACTGTATCCTTAAATTCACGAAGGATCTTGCCTTTTGACTTAATAGAGGCGACTAGTTTTTGATTATACATCATGGTTCTTCCTTTTTAAGGTACACACTCTAAGTACCTAGTTATTAAAGAGTGTTAGTTGTAGCACCATGCTACAAATTTATTTATATGCTAGCGTACAATGCCAAAAATTTCACTTTCAACTAGCATGAATAATTCTTCACCGTCAACTTTTACAGGAAGCCCTGCACCTTTGGTAAAGACGATTTCATCACCTGATTTAACTGTAGTTTCAACAAACTTGTTGCCAACTTGTTTACCAGGACCTACAGCAACTACTGTACCTTGGTTTGTCTTTTCTAATGCAGATGGTGCAAATACAATACCGCTTTCTGTTTCTTTTGCAGCGGCTTCACGTCTTACTAGGACTCTGTCATGTAACGGTAAAAAACTCATATTATTCCTTTAACAAGATTAATAAAATTCAAATGTTCTGCACACTTGACACAAATTGCATTGTAACGTGGTCCGCCAGTTACACTGATAGCCCACCAGAGTTGGGGCCACTACCCATCGCAGCCACAGCCGCACTTGTTGGCATGTCCAAATCAAGTTCATGAAACTCAAGATCGGGATCTGCGGCACTCAGTGCTTGCTTACGAGCATCACGATCTGCCTCACTTGCAAATGCCTCGCACGGAGTATAAAAGGTGTTCCATTCTCCACGAGTGCCGTTGTGATCATAAAACAAGATATAGACTTTAGACATTTCAGTTTCCTTTAGTCTGCTAATTTAATATTTAAAACTACTAGTGCGCCATTAATAGCGGCCCATACATAATCGCCTTTGGCCAAATTATCCAAGCAGGCCAACGCACACCAACCTGCGATAAAAAAACTTATTTCTCTTTGATGATATTTAAACCAGTTCATTCTTCTTCCTCGTAAAGTTGACTTTGGAAAAAAGTCAGTTGATCAATCATTTGCTGGCAACCAGCCTTGTTCATGGTGATTTCTGTATAACCCATGTTAAACGAAACACGGTTGTTATCAGTTAATCCCAAACGATAATAAATTTTTGCAGGTTTTTCTTTTTCAGGTGCAGGTGTAGGTTCTGGATCTACAAGTTTAGGTTTTGGAAATTCTACCAATTTAGGATCCTTTTTCTTAAAAAAATCAAACATAGTATTCTCTTTCATGTTAAGCCGGCGAGCCAGCGGATTACATACTAACGGTAAAGCAATTATACACAACCATCCAAATTGAATCAACTCAATTGGCGCAAATTTTTCAACAAAAATTGAATACATTGCCACATTAAAGTAAATGGCACTACAGTAAAAGAGCCAATATCCACCGCTAGGTTGCCAGATAATCTTTTTAACTATTTGCCAATTCATGCTATCGCCAACATAAAGATAATGACTGCCGCAATAGGATGGCCAAACAATAAGGCCATCATTGCGAGTATAGTTCCAAAGAATGTCTTATCGCTTGACATATTACTTGTCTAACGGATAAGTCATTACGATAACACGTGGTTCAATGTACTGTGGTTCGACCTTCTTGTTATGAGGGTTTAAACAAAGTACCCAAGTACCATCTGCACTCGCAGGAGTATACAAGCCGTTTGGATCAGCCAACGATGGGTTGGTGTATTGTGTAGCATATGGCAAGCCATAGCCAACGCTATCGCACAGCTTAGTGAGTTGATTGTTCATACCAACGAGGTAAGTGTATGTAGGTTGCATCTTATCACGCAACTCCAACACATCCTTCATCATACGCTTTTCAGCGAAGTTAGTGATAGCTGGCATACCAATACTTTGAGCCATAATCTTAAGTGACTTCTCTTGGTTGTCACGTTCAATTTGCTGGCTGTTACGGTAATCCTTGCCATCGCAACCTGCTAGCAAAGCAATAAGTGAAACTACAAATAGAATCTTTTTCATATTATTCGCCTAATGGAATTGGTGAAACGATTACACGTGGTTCAATGTAAACTGGTTTTGGTTTACCACTCTTAGTGTCCACACACAATACCCAAGTACCATCTGCTGATGCTGGTGAGTACAATCCATTTGGATCTGCTTGTGGAATAGTACCATAGCCGTGAGCATCACTGAATGTGCGTTGTGGGTTAGTGTACTGTGTAGCATATGGCAAGCCGTAGCCAACTGAATTACACACCTTATGCAATTTACCGTTCATATCAGCGATGTAGGTTGTAGTAGCTACGTTTTGATCACGCAACTCTAGAATATCTTTCATCATACGCTTTTCAGCAAAGTTAGTGATAGCTGGCATACCAACTTGTTGAACAGCTTGAAGACTCATTTCTTCCTGCTTCTTACGTTCAATTTGAGTTGAGTTAGGAGCCTGATCACATGCGGCCAATGCAAATACAAAGGGCAATACCAATAGAAACTTTTTCATTTACAATCCTTAATTGAGTTTTGTTGAATTTGTTGTTCGGCTACGGTCTTATGTTGCCAAAATAAAGTATCATGTCCGTTGTTGTACAAGTAAGCTTCACAGATCACATACACGGACAAGAAGATCCAAAAGCCGAACCATTCCATTTTCATTTCCCTGCTTTCAAGTCGTTATAAAAGTTACGAAGGTTAGGTGGAAGTTTATCTTCTGGATAAACTGAAAAGCGATGCAACACAATAGCACGGAGTGACTGTTTGCCTTCTGGAGTAGCGTTAATGTACTCTAGTTGCAGGTTTTCCAAATCACGTACCATACCTTCATTGTACTGTTCACTTTCGTGATAAACAGCATTATCTACAGCACGATACTTTGGTGCAAAGAAACTATAACTGGCCAGACCAAACAAGTTAAGTCCAAAACATACCGCCAGGAACAATACCAACGCACCAATACCTGCCAAAATTGCCTTAAACATACTTACTTCCTTTCTTTGGGTTAAAAATCATGCTCCGTAGAGCTTCTTACGTTTGTCAAGATTTTCTTGACAGGTTATACAAGTTTTACATCCTGAAACAGCAATCCTGCGAGCTTCGGGAATTTCTTCACCGCACTCTTCACAATGCGTTAGACTTGGACCTTTTCCAATTTTCTTACGCACCTCAGCAATAGCGTTCATATGTAAATGGATAGAATGAAGCTGAGCCATTTCGGCTTCTTCTTCATTGTCATAGGTAAAATCGTCTTTTTCATTCATGTGTATATTATACATAAAAGAAAAGGGCCCGTCAAGGCCCTTTGGTAAAGATTCTAAATTAAATTAGAAACTATACTTAGCACCGACCAAAACTGTGTTGCCTTGGAATTTCTTCGCGGCGTCATCAGTAGCTTGGAAACGATAATCCACAGTTGCGGTTACTTTGGTTGTAACTGGAAGGCTTGCACCTAAACCAACTACGCCTGCATAACGATCGCTTGAATTCAATGTGCCATTATCGATATATGCTACACCAGCTTTGGCTGTGAAAGTAGCTGTACCAAACTTAGCAAAGTCATAACCACCTAGTAGGTTGAACTTGTTGGTGTTGCCTTTGACTTCACGTAGTGCTTCTGCTGCTACACTCCATGGGCCAAAATGTTCGCCAACTGTAAGACCGGCTGTACCATGGTTGGCTCCACCGTTCAAAAAGTCTGTACCACCTACTACACCAACTTCAACTGCTTGAGCTGTAGTTGCTACTGCGGCTAATGCCAATAATGTTGCTAATGCAATTTTCTTCATGTTTTAACTTCCTTTTTAATATAGTGACTATAATCACTCATATAGTATATATCCAGGATACTACTGATGTCAAGTAAATTTGGGTCAAAGAAAAAGCACCCGAAGGTGCTTTTTGGTATTTTCTGTTACGAGGTATTTCCTACCCTAGTCAGCTGTTAAGCTGCCAATGCGTAAACGTTGTCGTTTGCGTTTATAGGTTTTGCTTGATTTACAGTCATCGCCTACTGTGTTGCCGTCTTCACTATCTCACCATGTCGAAACCAGGTCATCCCCATCAAAAACACATTCTGTTACATGTCACCGTTTCGCGCCTACGGTCGAATATGTTTTTGGTGGAGATGGGCGGAATCGAACCGCCGTCCACAGCGCCTTTGATCCAAAGGAATTACAACAATTACTGCTATTATACATTTATTTTAATAGTCTGTCAACTATGAGAGATCCATTCGCTTATCCATGTCTCTCGCAATACGATGAGCCTCTCACGCACCCAAATTACTACGTAATTATACAGCGAACAGCACTTGTATTTAATACAATTGGAGTCCGGGACCCTTCCACACATCGTTGTATAAAGAGCCAACGTGATCCCCTGCACTAGCAGGACGATTGCCTGTAGGGCCACCAGTACCGCTTAGGCGATAAATGCCCTGACCTACAAAGCTGATATGTACCCAATTTTGGATATAGGGTTTGCCGTTAGCTACAGCATCACGGTATTCTATTAGTATTTGATCGTAAGGTAAATTATCACGCATCCATTGAGCACGTTGATAAGTTAATGGGCGGGCACGATCAGCAAATATAACATCTGCAGCCTGTCCATTACCGTGTTGTGCTTGTCCAGCCCCTTCACGGAATGTGTTTGTAACTCTAAAGTCAGGATACTGATCGCGAAGTGGATCTAGTACGTTTTGGGCTAGCAAAGATAAGTTACAAACGATTTCATCTATCCTCCAACCTTTGTTTGCTGTTGGGCGATGTCCATTAAACTGTATCAGCTGTCCATCTGTCCATTTTCGTAACAAATTATCTAGAGTGAAATATTTGCTGACACGCAGATCCAAAGGAAACGTAGACATGCTGTGTATCTGGCCACAGTTTTGTATAGCACCTTGTAGTGTAGAACCGGGTTTATTATCAACTGCGGTTGACTGTGCTGATTCTGTTCTTTGTACGATACCAGGATCTAGATGTCCTTTGGCTACTTGTTGTTTTAAGAATGTTATCGCTGTGCCGTGTGTTTTTGGATCAGCACTTTCAAGTTCGTCATTTTGAACGATAATCACATCAGCATGAACATCAGCATTGCCAACGAATACATCTTGGCTAGCATGGCCAACCGCTTGTCCTCTAGCTGTTCTTGCACCTTCCATGGCCATACGTTTATTGTTTACATATACGTTAGTTTGGCTTGAAGTAATAACATCACCGTTTTTAAGAGTGCTTCCTTCAGTAGCTGATGGAAAGTTATCTAGGTAAACGTTTGTAGAGCCTGCACTGATTAATGCACCTGCTTTGTCTTTGTTTACTCTCGCGGCTGAATAATCTGCGGCCATATTATTTCTCCGGAGTCGCTGTTTGCGAAGATGTTTTCTTTAACGCGGTATATACGCTCGATGGAAGGATCGCTTTTTCAATTACATCAACAGCATTACTAAACCACGATGCTATAGTTTTGTATATAGAAGTGTCTGCGATCGCACTACCTGCGCCAGTTATCACTGAATTAATTGATCCTGTTATCGCACCTTCTACTTTAGCTATACCGGAATGCAGAGTGCCTTCTGAAATAGCATTTCGTTGTTGTATAAATGTTGATGGTACTGTAGGTTTCTCATCACTTAGTGCTAGGGTAAATTCATTAGTCTTTACTGTAGTTGCGGTTTTCATTGCAAGCAGTTGATTGGTATATTGTATTGCTGATGTGTATGCTATTACAGCTACTTGAAGATCTTGACAGGCCTTGGTCAACATCTTAGCACGAACAGTAATACCAGCTGTAAAGTCAGTACAATTTGCGATGGTGTTATTAATTGCCCATAGAGAATTTGGCTTACCTGGACCTCCACAAATTAATAAAGTATTTGCATTAATTTGGCCAACAATGGCTGTACTAGCTTTTGCAATCTGAGCAGCGATATCTGTTGTTACTGTAAACGTTTCAGGAAAGGGTTGACCAGTCCATCCAGGAGGTGGATTCCAAACAAAAGTCTGAATCTGGCCGTATGCCATGTTATTTGCTCGGAGTTGCTGTCTGAGAAGACGTTTTACCTAATGCTGTTTGCACACTAGGTGGTAAGATTGACACTACTGATTCTTTTGCTGTTTCTAACCAACCTGCAATAGTTTTGTATACAGAAGTAGCAGCAATCATATCGCCAGTAGTTGCTGCAGTAGCGGCGACCTGCGTAGTGATCGCACCAGTTACAACCGCTGTTTCAGTTAAGGTAATGCTGTCTTTAACATTTTCTATAATTTGATCTTTTATAGGAGGTTCTACCGGAACTGGTTGTCCTGTACGTTCAAGAGCTTCTTTAGTTGCCTGTACTTGGAAGTTATTAGTTTTGATCTGGTTAGCTACCAAAGTAGCTTGCAAACTATTTTGTACAGCTAATGCCGAAGTCATTGCCATTAGTGAAGCGTCAAGATCTTTTAGTGCTTTTGAAAGAGATTTAGCAACGTCACTAGCATCGCCTGTATTACCTGTGATGTTTGCTAGAGAATTATTAATTGCGTACAGTGAATTCTGAATTTCAGGTCCACCAGTAATAGCTGTTGTTTGAGCGGCAAGAGCGGCGGTAATTGCAGTACTCATTGCGGTGATGGCCGCAGCTGCATCATCAGTTATTGTTGCGGTTCCTGGTCCTGTTAGTGTTACTTCACTTGGCATAATAATTCTCCTTTATGCTATTTAAGCTGAGGCAAGAGCTATACCGCTAGTTTGAGAAAGATAGCTATCGCTCATTTCTTTAATAGTATTAGCAATTACCATAACTTTATCTTTCGGTAGTTTGATAGGTTTTGAATCACTAACAGTAAACAACCATGGTTGCATCACTAGACCTTTAGCACTTACAGCTAAAGTTAGGGGTCTATCTAAACTGTAATGTGTATCAGTTTCTGCAACTAGTTTTCCAATTAGTTCTTCGCTGGTCAGTAGTTTTAAAGTAACTACATCACCAATATCTGGGCCTTTTTCAATTAACATATTTTTCCTTTTTATTTTACTAAATCATTTACCATTGGGAACACCGTAGCGATTACTTTAGCACAGGCCTTAGCAACTTCCTGGTGTTCTTTTTGGGTACCGTTCGCTGAACGTAATTCTATAAAGTGTACCCAAGAACGAAGTGTTCCGTTCATATAAATTCTGCTTTCAATTAAGCCTTCTGGTAGCACAGCACGAGCTTGCTCTTTTGCTATACCACGACTGATAGCCCACTCGTAGATTTCTCTTGATTTAGCAACGAGATCTCTTTGTAGGTTTTCCCACTGATATGCGATCTGGCGGTGCATGTCGTCTTCAAGGTCGAGGTCTCTTGAGTTTTGTCTGTTGGTTGTGTCTTGCAAGCGAGCTTCTCTTGTAACGAAGTTAAGATCTTTCGTTGGGTCAGCATAGCGTTGAGAAAATTCTTGGAAGCTAAAACTTCTGTGTCTAAGGATTTGTCTTGCGATATCTCTTGTTGTGGTAATTTCGATACAGGCTGAGACCATTTCAAGAGGTGACCAGTGCTGGTGCTTGATAAGGTACTTGATAAGTTTTTCTGATGTTTCAGTGTTAAGTTGATTGCTTGGATTGGACACACGGGCGCAATACGCAATGAGTTCCTGTGCATCATCGATGCCCAAATTTGTAAATTCTTCTGTTGGTTGGCTGTAACTGAGTAATCGAACATTCATATTATTTCTTTCTTAGGTGATTGGTTATTTGAGTTATTTCGGATTTGTGGCGAGCATTTTCTCTTTCAAGATACTGCACCTTTTCTTTTAATTCAACATTTTGCGTGTTTAATCTGCCAAGCTCGTCTTCAAGCATTTTTAACTTTTGTGCAACAGCATCTGGCTTATTAACAACTACTGTGTCTTTATACTGATCCATCTTCATCCTTTGAAGGAAGCTCGCATAGGGCTTCTAAAGTTTTGTAGTGAGCGTAGGCTTTTTGTAGTGCTTCAAAATGTTCTAATTTCTTAGGATCAGGCACAAGTATAGCAAGACGCTTTTCCATGGTCTTCATCCAGTCAGCTAGACTTTTTCCCTGCACTTTGATATCACCATCAAATGTTGCATCACCTGTAACTTGTAGTGAAGGATGACTAGTATCCCAAGTGTTGTAACTTGAACCACCACTGCTTATAGTAACATTACCGTAATTGTAATTACTGCCAAGTACGGTACTATAATAATTACTGGCTGTACTAGATATAGTGATATTGTTCATATCGATACTGTAGTCTTGGACAGCATAGCCACCGGCAGTTACATCAATAGTGTAAGGACCGCCACTGGCTGAGTAATCAAATTCACTTACTGGTAAGGTAACTTTTGAGTTCGGTAAATCCACCTATTAACTCCTCGTTTAAAAATATCTGAGGAACTGTACGTGCTGTTGGAACAGCTTCTAATAGATCCTCTTTGGTATATCCGTCACCAATTTTCTTTTCTTCAAATACGATACCTTTCTGCTTTAGCAAGGCTTTTGCCTGCTCGCAATAAGGACAATTATATTTGCTCCATACGACTGCTTTCATTTTTGTTTCCTTATAGATCTGGTAATTCTTCAAACGTTACAGCATCACTCATCACACCAATAACATAGTTGGTGCTTTCATTTTCTTGTAACGCAGTTTGTTTCTTGTTAATATTCACATGTTTATTAAACCATGGAATAGGACTAGACTTCGGATGCTCGCCGTGATACTTGATACCGATTTCTTTTAAGCGAGTAAATGCTGTGTAGTCTACAAAGTCTTTAAGAATAGTAGCATTAAGTCCAATAACTGGTCCTAGTTTGAATAGATATTCGGCCCATGCTTTTTCTTCTTCAATCACATCCATGTACATTTGATACACTTCTGCTTCACACTCTTCTTTGGCTTTGATAAAACGCTCATCATCTTTGACCACGTTATTGATTAGCCAAGCAGTCCACTCAGTGTGTAGTAGTTCATCCTGTAGGATCAAACTAATAATATTCCCATTCCCAATGTAAATTTTATTCTCAACCATTGCTAGGCTAGTGGCAAATGATACCATAAAGCGAAGTGCTTCTAATGCGTAACTTGCGTGGAGTGCTAGGTAGATAGCCTTAATATGATCGTGTTCGCTAACTTCGCTATTACATTCTTTCTTACAATTTAATTGATGTAGGTCCTCGTAGTACTTGCCTATGTTAGCAGCCATTTCTACGATTTCTTTGGTGTCGTGGATCTTGTTAAACTCTTCCTTAGGCACACCGTAGACATTACGAATAATGTGTGAATAGCTCTTGCTGTGAATATTGGTTTCAAAGAAACTCCAGTTGCTGACTAGGGCTTCGAGCTCTGGAATTGAGATTACAGGACTAAACACTTGATTAGGAGCGCGACCTTGGATACTGTCTAGTGCTGTTTGACGCAACAGATTACTAGTGAAGATGTGTTTAACAGCATCGCTAGCATCCTTATGATCCATCTTATCTTTAGTCAAACTAATTTCTTCTGGAACCCAAAAGAAGCCACGAGCCAGTTCTTCAAACTTAGCGATCTTAGGATATTTTACTTCTTCAAACCGTTGTACTGTAACTGGACCTTCTGGATCCAAGAACATCTTTCTTTTAAGGTAGTTAGTCTGACGACTAATGTCGTATTGTGCTTTGCTCATATTGTTCTTATTTTAAAGTTTACAGGCTACGCAGTCTTCTTCGTCTGCGTATATAGTTATAGGTTCTCCATTAAGGATAGGCAAACTTTGAGTCGATGTTACGCTGACTTTAGATCCTACCTTATTAATAAGGCTGTAATAGATGGTTTTCAATCCCCATTTGTAAGCCAACATTAAGTTTTTGGCAATTAACGTTCCTGGGATTTTACCACCATCAAAAAATGCTGGATTATAGAATGTATTAGTTGATAGACTTTGATCTATGTATGCGGCTAATACGGCCGCTGTTTTTAAATATGCCGCACAATCTTGCTGTTCCCACATTAGTTGGTAACGATTTTTTAAACGGCGATATTCTGGTACAACCTGTACAAATGAACCTGCTTTAGATTCTTTGACACTGATCAGTTCCATTGGCATTTCAATACCGTTAGTACTGTTTAATACTACCGAACTAGATTCAACTGGAGCAACAGCCATTAGAGTAGCATTACGGATACCAAACTCTTTTAGTTTTGCTCTTAGTCCTTCCCAATCCATGCTAGGAGTAAAGTCAGTTAATTCATCTACACCTTTACTGCGGCGTTCCCAAGGAAACACTCCCTTACCGTAGTAAGTGTATTGGCTACGCTGACATGGGCCTCTTTCTTGGGCAAGTTCAACACTTGCTTCAGTAAGGAAGTATGCTTGATGTTCCATCCAACGCTTGACTTCTGCTAGAGCATCTGCATCACCGTATTTTAAACTACGTTTAGCATGCCAGTAGGCCAAGTTGGTAATGCCAACACCTAACGGTTCAAAATCTGTATTTGCCAGTTTGCTTTGAATACTTAAGAAATCTTGGTAGCCTAGTAAATTACTTAACGAGCGAACCAGTACACGACACGCTTTACGCATCTGTTGTGGGTTATTAAATGCTCCCCAATTAATTGAACCCAGCGTACATAGGGCAATACGTCCCTCTGGATCTTCTATACGCTGGAAAGGCCTCGTGGGCAATAGGATTTCTTGGCACAAATTACTTTGGTAGATAGGATCTACAGTAGTATCAAACGGCCCTTGGTTAATAACATTATCAATGTTTACTAGATAGATACGGCCAGTGTCAGTACGTTCTTTAAGGATACCGTTTTTGAATATCTCATCTGCTGATAGCACTTTCTTTTTAATGTTCTTATCTTGCTCATACTGTGTGTATAGTCTTTCAAATTCTGCAGAGTCGCGATAGTACGCTTCGTATAAGTCTGGAACTTCGTGCGGATCAAATAGTGTGATGTTCTGATTGTTCTTATAACGATTCCAAAACATCTTGTTAACAACTACTGAGTAATCCATTTGACGTACACGAGTTTCTTCAGTACCTTGATTGTTCTTTAGTACAATGAAGTCTTCAAACTGTGCATGCCAGATAGGTAGTGTAACTGTGCATGACGCATTACGGATGCCACCTTGACTGCATGAACGTAAGTCAGCAAACCATTTTTTCAAGAATGGTAGTAAGCCTGTGTGTTTGATTTCGCCATTTCTAATTGGGGCGCCGAGTGGTCGTATACGGCCGATCTCTAATCCTATGCCAGCACGTTTGCTAGCATACTTGGCCATCATTTCTCCTGCGGCAAATATTGAGTCAAGAGTATCATCACTGGAAATGAGAACACAACTGGAAAACTGCTTTGTGGGAGTGCCAAGACCAGCGAGGACAGGTGTGGCAAGAGTGAAGTGCCCGTCACTTGCACATTCATAATATTCTTTAACATATTTTAATCTCTTATCTTTTGGTTCGCTATGGAAAGCGGTAGCGGCCGCAACAGCATAACGTACTTGCGGAGTTTCATAAATCTGCCCAGTGGCACGATTCTGTACTAGATATTTTTCTGCCAACTGTGCGATAGCCGCATAAGTGTATTCTTCGTCTTTGGCATGATCAAGGAATAGATCAATGATGTCCCATTCTTCTTTGGTATACCAATCTAATAGTTCTGGAGTGTACATACCAACTTCAACATTTCGCTTGACTATGTCATACAATGCAGGAGGGGTATACTGTCCGTAGACACTCTTACGAAGCATAGACACTTTCTGTCGTCCAGCAACGTATTGATAGTTTGTGTGATTTATTTCTGGATTTTCTGTTTCATCGATCAAGTCTACCATCGCCTTTAATAGTAGTTCATCGATTGTTTCGGTGGTCATGCCATCGTGTAATTCAATTTGTGCTTTGATCTCAATCATCGACGGGCTAACCCCATCAATGCCTTTGCAGTCAAACGCTACTTGTCTCTGTATCTTGCTAATGTCTAGAGGAACTCTTTCCCCGTTACGCTTAACGACTGTAATCATTGTTCACCTGTATTTTCTTTTTATTATTGCTGGAGTTGATATTTACCTTGGACGCTTTAACTCGACTAGATTTTCAAGTCTGTATAAACTAGGTACAGAATCAACTACAGTTGGGCGGTAGTCGTCAAAATTTAACACCCAAGTATTATCAATATAGACTACATTGTACAGTCTATTTTGTTTACTGTCTACTAGAGTTTTGATTTCGACTAGGCTATTTTTATATCGCTCAGTTAGCAAGAGTGTGTAGCCCATCATCACAGCCTTGGTAAAATCGTCATATTGGTTTTGGACTATGATTTCCCAAGGAGTTGGCCAGCTCGCTGGATAGAATGGGTCGACTGATTTATTAAATGGAACGAACGGAACTTTAAACCAAAAGTCTACGCAGGTTTGTAAAGGTTCATTGCTTAGGTCAATAGCCTTACGCAATTCTGACCAGGCTGTTAACCGATCGTCAGTATCAAGATCAAACATCTTTTATACTTGTCTTATTGTGTATGTAAAACTCAAATTACCTTGGGTAGATTCGTAATTGTTTGCAAGTATTTTAAATGCGTTTAGTCCTGTTAATACAGCCGTTGAGAAAACTACATTACCATCGTTTGGTCCGCTGTAGGTAAATGTATCTTTAATATTTGATGCTGTGCCAATTAGAGTTACTTCCAAGGTGCCCTTTCTAACTACACTTTCATATGGTTTAATCAATGTGTAGTCTAGTTCAATTATAATACTTGCTGCACCACCGGTATCAGCAAAAGTATAATTGTATATAGGATATGTTAACACACTATTAGTACCGTTGTAAACATCAACGGTTAAAGGTAAATTTGATGTTAGTGATAATGGACCGCTAACAGCAGGTTGGTAATAAGTTACTGTGTTTGCTACAGTTACAGCATTATCATAAGTGATACGTTCAAAGTAATCATTTTTACTGTAGCAACCTAATGCTTTAAAAGTAATAACATCGTATACTTGGCTGGCTTCGCCTAGGATTCCATTTCCGCCGTAACCTACTAGTGTATAGTAATTGTTATTGCTGACAATGTTATTAAGCACGGCAGTAGTAGTACTCAATGAGCCTACTGACAATCCTTGCTGATTAATATTAACAAACGTATTTTCTGTAATCAATACATCGCGTGGACCGTAATTAGTAGAAGTAGTTACTGTATTAATAAACGACATGCCGCGGTTTAGTGTATCAAAAAGATTATTATGGATAGTTACATCAATGATATCGTAGTTGCTGACAATGGCTGTGTTTAGATTATAAAAACGGCAATCTTTAATTGTAATGTCTGATGATTTCAAAGCACCGATGCCGCGAATGTCAATAGCGTTTGCGGCAGTACTTGTGTTAGCTGAACTGATAAATTCTACATCATGGATAGAACTATGATTGACACAGTCCAAACGTAGCATAGTATCAGCACCTTGGGTAGGAGATTTGATAGTTAGTCCGCCTAATACGATATTAGACAATGTGTTGTTGTAAGCACCAACAAATGGAAATACATCTCTTACTAGATCTTTGCTGGCGATAAATGTTGTTTGGAACGCAGCCTGAGTTGAAGTGTTGCTAACGATTGTTTTATTTTTGCCGGCACCTCTAATAGTTGTATTAGGTGGCAAGTATAAGGTACCGTGGGTGATATATGTACCTTCAGAAAAATCTAATACCTTTGCGTTTCTTGAAGTCCAATCAATCGCTTGTTGGATTGAACCTGTATCATCTGTAACACCGTCACCTTTGGCGCCAAAATCACGCACACTAACAACATCATCTAATTTTGCTTGTAGACTACGCTGTATAGGATTATTAGGGTCAATGTAATTTGTTTGTGGAGGACTTAGTTCGCTTTCGCCATATGTATAAATGGCTTTTGAAATTAGGAATAAGTTATCGTTTTCTGTAAGTATGCGTGTATTACCAACAGCAGGCGCACCTTCTGATACTGCTCCGTTACCAATGTATAATTCTTGTTGATCGATGCTCCAACCAAATTCTCCACTGGATAGTTGTGGGAAGGTTGTTTGTGCTGTTTGGCCCCTACGGACCTGCATTTTACTGATTTGAATAACCGCCATGAAAATATCCTCGTTGTACGGATATTTATCTTAATAAAGCAGTTGTTCGATCTCTACATTTTTGTAGTATAGTATTCTTCTACTTTAGATAGCCACATATCCTGATATTTGTTAAAATCAGCGGGCCAAAGATCAAATTGCTGATATACTAGATCCTTAGAACACATGAAAATATGTCCTTCACGCATGTCTGTGCCATATACTTCATTATGTGCTAATATATAGGCAACTAACTGTAAGTAGTAATCTTCTACCCATTCTGCTTTCTTGGGCTTGTTTGTTTGCTTGTAGTCAGCGATACAGGGATTATCTTTATAAACAGCAACTAAGTCAGTAGTACCTGAATATAGTCCTGGAAAGTACAAGCTCTGCTCCATCGCCCATACTTCGTTGATATCCTTTATACCGTTAGCAATAATAACGTCAGCCATTTGATGTGCTTGATCGTGTACTAGATTACCGCCCGGTTGGCGTGGTAGTCCTGCTAAGAATCGTTCAAGATTACCGTGCATACTAGTGCCGCGATTAGCAGCTTCTGTGGTAATTTGCTGTGCTTTAGCGTGTCCAACACGATCTCGCCATTCATTAATAGCTGTCATGTCTTTGGTAGCACTTAAGATTGTAGTAACGCTAGGTAGTGTTTCTCCATCTGGAGTTTGATAAACACGTTTACGAGTTACTGGATCATTTACTTGTTTACAGTTTTTATACTGGAAACGTTCTACGAATGGTGGCGGTTCTATTGTTATTGTTGTAGTATCCATTCCACATTATACTACTAATTTAGATTTATTACAAGCCTTTTGACACAACATTATGTGCCATTTGGTCTATGGATTTACCGCTACGGGGATTTGAGCCGACTGAAGGATCTTGTTCTGGAGTACCAACATCAGTTTTTAAAACAATGCCTTCTGGAGTAACGTCTTGGATAACATCGTCACCGATCTTATCTTTAATTTTAGTTACTATGTCTTGATTTACTTCACCGTATCCTTGTGAAGACAACATACCATTTAGTACTGTCCAGGATACTGTTGATGGTGCTTGCTTGGTGTTGGCGCGACCTTGTAATACTTTTAAAATATTAGCAAGGTCGTCCTGAAATTGATTTCCTGCAACTTCAAATAATCTCATTATGAACCAAGAATAGCCATTAAGCGATTTCCACGCTCAATTGATTCACGCTTAATGCGTCCTGTTGTTTCTGGACCACCTGCGGCTGCATCGCTAGCGGCAAATTCATCTTCGCCACCGATGTTCATGTTGTCATCTTCTGCTGGAGCAGGTAATTCTAAATTACCATCTGACATGTTATCCATGCCTGGCTCTTGACCCATTGGCTCTTCAGCTGGAGCTTCGCCTGCTAGTACAGCAACAGCATTGTTGATTTCTTCACGTGCTGTAGTTAATGCAGATAGTGCGCCTTCCAATGCTGTGGCAACAGATGCTTTGAATGCTTCTGCTTCTTGCATACCAAAGTTAGCACGGATGTTGTCTGCCAATTCAATCATTGACTTAGTTTGGTAGTTACCAACACGTTGCATCCATGATGTAAAGTCGTTAACCATATCAGCTGCGGCTGTAATGGATTTAGCTTTACCTTCTTCGTCTTCAGCGATGTAGTAAGCAATACCTTCAGAAATATATTTCTGATAAGCACGATGGATTAATTCACTCTTGCTTTCTTTGATTTTCTTGCCGCCGTGTACTGGACATGCTTTCTTGCCCTTAGTATCGCAACAGCATTGGCTTTCTTTAACGCCAGCTTTTTTCTTGTCAGCAACTGCTTTCTTGAAAGTTTCTTTCTTGTTGCCATCTTTGTCAAAGTCTAAGAAATCTGGTTTGGCTTTCTTAGCTTCCATTGTTTTTTTGTTCATTGTGGTTTCCTCTGTACCTTCTTTAGCTTTTTTGCTTATTACATCGCGACGATGTTTTAGGTACTTGTCTGATTTATTGACCTTACCATCATTGTTTACATCATCATCTTCTTGGCCTACTGGATCTAGACCTTCTTTTGTGTTTTTCATTGCCTTGCTCAACTGTTTAGTACCCTTGTCAGCCTTGTTAAATTCTTTAGCAACGCTTTGTTTGATACCTACCTTCTTGGCAAACTTAGGATCATGAGCGGCAGCAGCCATTGTACGTGCTTGCTTTTGGCTTACACTCTTTTCAGCTAACATCTTGCTTTCGCCTAGCATTTCTTTGATCTTAGTATTCAACACACCCAACATGTATTTGTCTTTTTGATATGTTTCGTTAGTTAACAGATCATTGAAGCTGGCTTGAGCTTCTGTACTATGTACTTTTGTACGTAATAGGTTACGATAGTTTTCTAAGTCTTCACGTGTGTACTTGTCAAAGTTAACTCTGACATTGAATTTCTTGAACATGCTTTCATTAAGAGCATGTGCAGATAGTGGTGTATTTAGGTCTAGGGTTCTCATAATTTTGTTTCCAAAAATGCTAATTCTTTAATCTATTTATCTCAGATTACACAACTTAGTAAAGCGCGAGACTATGCTACGTTTGTAATACAGTTTCTGTTGATGTGCTATTTCTGCTTTAGAAAGGCTTAGATCTTGACGATCAACATCGTGTTGTTTTGCGGCTCTTTCTGCTAGATATTTGGCAGATTGTTCGTCAAATGACTTAAATCCGTACCATTTATCGTTGTTTATTAGGTCATGATCTGGCCAACGTCCTAAAGCTAGGTCATTGGCTATGAGTATGGCTGTTTGTGCTAAATTTACTGGACCAGCAATAACATGGTTTCGTGAATCTTTAATTTGATAAGCGTTGTCTACTTTTACAATAGTGTAAGCACCAATGCGAGTATCACCGTTAGCGTCAAGGCTAGGTACTACAACACCTTTCTTCTTAAACTCTTGTTTAATAGATTTGGTAAGTGTTGCTATATTATCAAAGATTTGTTTTTTGTTTGTGGGCATCTTTTTTTAACACAATATACTGGTCATCATTACTTATTTCATATACGCCCTTGCGTACTAGATTGCGAGCGATGACTTCGTCTCTGTCGTAGAGATTCTTAATAGGAATTTCGTTTTCGTGATGATTAACGAAAGACTTTTCTTCGTTTGTTAAAATGATTGATGGAGCTCCTACGATTTGATGGATTTTCATATTAGAATGCCGCGTTAGGAGCTTGCCCTTGCTGACCTTGTGCTTGCTGGTTAGCCTGTTGCATTTGATCTTGTTGTTGCTGTTGTACTTGTTGTACAGCCAATTGAGCTTGGCGTTGTTTTTCTTTAGTTTGGCTCTTATCTAGTAACTGTTTAAATTGCTGTAGGATCTGCGGATCTCTAACTAGATGTGCCATTGAGGGTGATAACTGTGTAGTAGCATCTTTATCTGGACCTGTTAATTTTTGTCCAGTGTCTGCTTTGGTTAATGCTTGTGTTACTTTATTAACATTCAATCCAGGAACTTGCGATTTAATGGTAGTAAGATTTTTTTGTATATCTTTTTGTTCTTGATCTGCATTGGCTGCTTTTAGGTTTTGTTGTCCTGGTGCTTTGCCAACTTGCTGAGCTACTTTGCCTGCGGCATTACCTGCGGCGCGGCCTACAGTTGCAGCACTTCTTCCTACAGCACTTGCTCCTCTAGCTAGTCCACCACCTACAGCAACAGCGCCACGTGCTAATGCACCAGCGGCACCTGCTAGTGCAGGTAAAAACTCGTCAAGGCGGTCTTCTTGAACTAACTCTCGAATCTTCATACTAATGTACTTTCGTCATTACTACAGCAAGGGTTGATAGTATACCAACGATAACAGTACCTGCTGTACCTATTAATACTTTAACCATACTTAGATGGCTCTTTTCAATAGTATCTTGTAGTGTAGTAATTTTTGATTCAACGCTGCTTAGGCGTTGATCTAATTGTCCGTAACGTAATGCACACAAATCAACATGTGCTTCAAGGCTTGTTTTTTCTAAATCAGTTGTCGGGGATGTCGACATATTATTTCTCCAAATAAGTTTTCTCTAATCTTACTATGCTTACTGTGCCTAATATGCCTATAATGCCTTAACAACAGTATTTGTTATTTTTGGGTCTAATAACTCAAAGACTGCTTGTTGTATATTTATTGTTTCTGTTAATTTTACAATAACAGGAATCTTGTCTAAATCAATGCGTAGTAGGCCTACACGGTCGGCTTTTTCAAGGAAAGCATTTTGTCTGTCTGTTCTAAATTGAAAAGTCCATACACGATGTTTGCCTTTGTATTCACTACCAAAGCCCATGCCTTTGACATCAACAACTTCACTTGACGGGTCTTTATCATAAAGCATAATGGCTCGCATACCAATACACTGAGTAAGAGTAGTCCAATTACGGAATTGGTCTAGCTCAATCTGTGTTCCTTGATTGATACGTCTAACATCTGTATTAGTGATGTCTATGAGAGTTTTAATTTCTATGATGTCCATTATATACCTATATAATGTATTTATGGTCAAAAGAAAAGGGAGTTAAAAACTCCCTCTTCCAGTCTAATAAAACTATTAGATGTTGCTGTATGGAGCAACTGTACCAGCTGTGAAGCCCACACCTGATAGAATAACTTCAGTAACTGTACATGTGTTACCAGAAGCAGCATAGATAGCGCCAGCTAAATCAACAGCTGAACCATCGGCAGCATAACCAGTTGCGTCATCACGACCGTATAGTGTGTCGCCATCAACAGCGATTGTGAAACCAGCTGATGTTGGTGTACCAACGATAGTGATAGAAGCTAATTGCTCTGCACCACGAACAGCATTTTCAAATACGCTGTTTGATACATAGTTTGTGTAACCAGTTGAAGCATCTGTATAGAAGCCTGCGCCTGCTACTGTGAAGTAACGTGTTTGGTAACCATAAAAGCTACCTGGTTTTACGTAACCATTTTTTCTTGTGATTCCTAATGACATAATTTTCTCCTTTATCTCGATATGTCTACTCCGCTCCGGAGTATTTGGTATGAGTATTTATCCGAGTAAGGAAAAACCAGCTCTAATCGTCAGATTTTTGATCGCCTTCGATGATTATCAGGCTGTTTTTAGTGTCTTTTGAGTCACGTAGCTTGCGGATACCACGTGTAAATTTAGCAGGGTCTGCACCCTTGATTGAATTAAGGAAGCGGCGCTCTAACTCGTAGGCCATCTCTGGATCAAAGTTTTCTCGTATAAGGCTTAACAAATTAATAGCACTATTAATAACGTGTACAGCACGGCTTTCAATTACCGTTTCTGTATCCTTTTTAACAGCAATATCGTTAAGTTCTTCTAATAAGCTACGGGTGAGTCTTTTCACTATAGTTTCCTTTAAGTTTATTTATTGCTCCTGTAATCAATTATACATTTTATTTTGGTAATATACAATGTTGACTTTAATCTCGTTGTAATATATAGTGACTAAATACTCAGTAGAAACCATGAGTCTACATACACATACAGGAAAACACAAAATGTTTAAAAAATTATTATCATGGCTTAATCCTAGCCAACAATCCGCATTAGAAGCATTTATCAACAGCAAACGTCCAACCAATGCCGCTGAAGTAGAGTATTGGACACATCAATACGAACAAGGTAACGGTATGTATTGGGGGCGCGGTCTATGAAACGAGTTCTTATCAATATCTGGAACGCATTTGTTGAAGCTCGTACAGAAGCTGCAAAGGCCCGTGTCCAAGGGTATCACTGGTATTAAACGATGCTTACAACAGTCCGCCGTGTATTGCCACATGAGTATGGCAAGTATCGTACACATCTTAAGTCCCTGGATGCCGATTCTAAGATACTCAGGTTTGGGTATCCGATCAGCGACTCCGCTCTTGACGCACTTTGCGATAAGTTTGAAGCCGATCCTACACACAATATTCTTTTTTGTATAGAAAATAATCAGTTAGAGTTCGTAGCAATAGGACATATTGCTCTACAAGGCGAACTAGAACTGGCTTTCTCTGTACTTAAAGAATACCAAGGACAGGGTATGGGCGATAAGCTGATGAAGCGTTGCATCCAATGGTGCCGCATACATAACAAGCTCAAAGGCTGTATGGTTTGTCTAGCCACTAACGGTGCTATCAAACACCTGTGCTTAAAGAATGGTATCCATATACATTCAGAGCATGGTGAAACACTAGCAGACATAGAACTAGATAGCCCTAACATCAAGACATACATGAATGAACAAGTAGACAGCAATTTAGCTGTCATAGATTATCTAGGCAAGAGGTTTGCCAAACCACTTGATCTACTAAAGTGATATCTCTATAATAAATAAAGTAGACAACAAATTGCTGTCAACACACAAACATTAACACACAGGAGAATTAAAATGTTTAATCAAATCATCGACGCTATCCAAGATAGCAAAAAGACATTCGTTGAGACATTCGTTCAAGACGCTAAATTCAAAGCAGAACTTGTAAAACTAGTTGATGCACAGACTAAGTTTGCTAAAGGCTCAGTACAAAGCACGTTAGATATTGCTCAAGCATTTGTTAAAAATGCAGGCGATGCAATTTACAAGAAGGCAGCTTAATCATGTCAGAGAATACACCAAAACTACCAGAAGTTAAGTTTAATAAAAACGGTTACGAAATCCGTACAGATATCCTAGCAATGGCCAAAGACCTAGTGCAAGCTGAATATACTACTAAGTTCGCTGGTTGGGAAATGTCAGCAAAACGTGACGAGAAGACAGGTCAGATCGTTACACAAGTTGGTATGCCAGAGTTTCCAGGACTTGATAAAGTTCTTGAAGCAGCGGAAAAAATGTATGCTTTTGTAAACACAGGCGCAAAAAAATAATATTATTTAGGCGTAGCCAATATAAGTTTACTATACTATACCGTAAAGCAGAAAGCCCCTTAATTGGGGCTTTCTCTTGAATAGTTGCTCCACTTTAATTGTAAATGGCGTTATACAATGTGGCAGGAGCCTCCTACACACCCGTAAAGATTAACGGTCCTAAGGGTTTGTGTATTCTATTCCGGCTAATCCACATCCAAGCATTACAAGCCCGTTAAACAGGGCTGTAAGGATTTTTTGGAGTGTCGTAACCGTCGTCTTCTGGATAGACTGGATATTCATTATTCATTATACTTCTTGTGGTGCTAGACCATCTACACGTAACTGATCTGGAGTGATCGTTGGGTGACGTGCAATTACACGCTGGATAGCGTCTTGTTCACTTGTAGCTGGAACACGAGCTTGACGTCCAGTGCTGATCAATGTTACTAGATAAGCTCTTTCTTGCCCTGGCTCTTCTTCTGGTTCTGGCTCAGGTTCTTTACCAGATGCGTATGACAATGGGAATTTTTGTTCAATATCTTTAGCAGCTTTATCTACATCATATCCGCCCCTAACGATATCTTCGCTGTTGGCTTTGATTTCAGCAGCGTGTGCTTTTAATGCCTTAATGATTTCTTTCATTAGACCTGGGAACAACTCAGCAAACTTAGCATCGCCGCGACTGCGACTAATACTTTGGTCACCGTTGTTTAACTGATCAGTTGGGGCATGCATCTGCCATTTACCGTTTACATCATCTGCATGTTCTTTATCAAAGATTGAAACGATAGGACCGTCATCAGCATAACGATTAAACCAAGTTAGTCCTGAGCTACTACCTGTACAGAAGCTAGCTCTAAATCCGTGTGAATTGTTAAATGTATAGCAAGCACCATAGTTCATAGGTACTGTTACTAGGAAACGCTCGTTATCAAGAATCGTAATTTCTTTCTTTTCACGTTTGTGTTTTTCAATAGTTTCTGAATCTTGGATTCTACGTAGTTCATCACGATACTCGCGATCGTTAGTGATTCGCTGTATTTGGCGTAGGCTTTTAAATTTATTAAAGTCTTGGTCTTTTTCTTTTAGACGTCCACGAATACTTAGAGCTTTCCATGCACCTAGTGCATCACCACCTTCACCGTTCATATCTTCGTAGTCAATCTGACCGTTAATATATAAACGTGTTAGCCATTCATCAAATTTACCATCTTGGCTAATATCACCGTACTGTGTGTTTGATAAACTTTTATCAAGTAATGTACTCCATAACGCTAAAATACTTTGATCATCTGGCTTTGGACCTAATCTAGCTACAGCGGCTCTAGGTAATGTAGAGTCGTGGCTCATAGCGATTCTAATCTGCTTGATCGTTTTTGGATCTTTAATTTTAGCAGCCACGTTGGCTTCAAATAATTGTGTTATTCTCATGATGTCATTAAACTCCTTTTAAAGAAGCTTAATATTGTACCTAATTTTGCAGTATCGCCACCTGCGATATCTGCTAGTAATTTCTGAGGACCTTCTTGTCTTTCTGTACTAAGATCACCACCGTAACGTCCACGATTAATTTCTCCAGTTTCTTCTGGATAGTGATGACTTGCAGCCATTAGTATTCCTGAGTTAACAGCTTTGCCGATAATGCCTGGAATATCAGTATCGCCAGATTCAACAGCATCGATCGCATTTTCTAAACTTCTACATAGAGATAGCTTCTTTTCTGCTTTATCGTAAGAATCGTTTTTAATCATTGTTTGTGCCATACCTTTAACATCAGCTAGAGCTGCTGTCATGGCTTTGACCCACAATGGTTTGAATTTTTTAATAATTGTAGTTTTATCTACTTGGCTCGCAGGAGATGATTGATTCCAATCACGTTGTTTTTGTTTGTCTTTTACTGCAGTTGTGTTTGACCCAACGTAGTATTTGTTAAACTTACCAAGTAATGGTTTAAAGAAATCTAGGATATTTCCGCCGCGACTATCATTTAAGTGACGCAGTTCGCCTGAGGGGTCAACTGCGATAGCTTCATAACTGCCCGTAGTTCCTCCACTGGCTCTAATAGCACCTACACCCTTCTGACCAATAATAATAACCCACGCTCCTCTATAGCTACCTTTAAGATCACTCCAGGAGATTTTATCTACAGGACGATAGCTTTGATCGTGGCTTAAACCTTGTTTACTGTGTAGGTATTTGATAACAGCATCGCCACCTGGTTGCTGTTTTACTAGATTTAGTGAAGTGCTAACCTCTGCGATATATGCTTCGCAAAGGCTAGCAAATGTCTGGTACGGAAATGTTTTCATACCAATATTTATTCCTTAGTCTGCAGAAGCGTTCGCACCACATTTAGCACGTTTAGCGTTGGTTAATGCGCCAAAATCTACAGGCCATTCTTTACCTGGTTGTAGTTCAACTGCACCTTGTGGGAAAGCATACTTAATACCAGCTTGTTGTTCAATCTGAGCGATTGGTACACGGAATTTAGTTAGGTCATTGCCCAAGTTTGGATATGGAGCAACGTGTGGGAATCCCCAACCTGCGATTTCTTTAGTAGCGTTATTGATAACAATCTTGTAGAAGCCATGTGGTACAACTACACCTTTACCAATTGTCTTATCGCCAGGACCATACAAGCCGCCCGCAATAACTGTGTAGCTCTGATTTCTCTGGACTGACCATCCGCGGACAGAAGTCTCCAACAATTTCCAAATTCCGCGATTTAAAGAACCGGCTTGTGGTGACATATTTGTCATTAAAAAACTTTCATACTCTACTTGTGGATCCCATGATAGGTCACCGTCTGGAGCCATGTGTCCTTTATCGTAGCCTGTGCCTGCATAGTCGCCCGGTACAGCACCGTTAGGCACAAATTGATTAGCGGCAAATGCGTTGGTACGTGCTACACAACCTAATGCGTTCTGTGGTAGTAATTCATACATTACATAGTTTGGTAACTTCGCAGCTGCATCGTAGCCAACTAGATATGCTTGTTGGCATAATGGTTGTAGTTGACGAGCTGTCTGTGGAAATCCGTAGGGTGCATGTGCTTGACATTGTGCCGGCGGAAATGGTTGACGTTGATTCCAAGCAAGGGCTTGTGTGCTTGTTACGGCTACTAGGGCGAAAAATAACCCTGCTAATAGTTTTTTCATTTTTAACATCCTTTATGTTAGTATTTTATTTATCGTTATACGCAACTGCTACCAAATATCCAAACACCGCTGATAGCAGTGATTGTTATACTGACGCTTTTACAAAACAATTCCCTGCTGTGTTATCCACACAAATATAAGTTACCCACATTGTAGGATGACTACAGAGATAAAATGACGTTCCTCCAACAGCGTTG